ATCTACAATGATAAATGTATTAGTGTTAGAAAAGGCACGAAGGTACATGATATTTTAGAAAAGGAAATGCCTTTAAAAGGTATAGAACGTTCCTATGGTGCAGAAGTTTGTTATCGTGTTCCAAAGAGTGAATTTGAAAAAGAAGAATTATAGCGTATGAATATTAGATTAGCAAAGAAATTATTCTATAAGGAAAGTACTAAATGGCTTTTGGAAAGAGGTTGGACTGATGGTTATATAAGTCCTAATACTATAAAATATGTAGTAAGAAAGTTAGAAAAACTCACAAAGTTAAAACTTATATACTACTTACACAATAGAGTTGAAAAAGATTGCTTTGTAATAAGAAAGAAGGAATAGTTTGCTTCTATTATCTGTAAAGATAGTAGAAGTACATGCTCCCATAGTTCAGTGGATAGAACAACTCTCTCCTAAAGAGTAGACACAAGTTCAAATCTTGTTGGGAGTACTAAGGTGTTATTTGTAAAGGTAATTTGATTGTTTTTAGGTATTTAAATTAATGTTTATTATAGGAAACTGGTATGTGATATATAGGTTTCCTTTTGTTATGTCTCCATAGTTCAAGGGATAGAACATAAGATTTCTAATCTTATTATCTCAGTTCGAGTCTGAGTGGAGATACTATGAGTCAACTACTGTTCTTCTTTCATAAAGACTCAATAAATGTGTATAGAAAGGATGCTGATAGGTAAGCTATTACCACTTAGTAAATGCAAGTGCTTCAAATGTGGGGATATAAAGAGGAAGCTACGTGACTTTAATAATAATGTTTCAAGAGGAAACAATATTTGACTTTGTTAGGACATTCTTTCAATAAGAAATGAATCCATGATAAGGGGGCATTTTGGTTTTGATTGCTGATTATTTGGTAAGAGAACATGCAAAGACTGATGGAAAGACATCAAAACAATAACTGACAATACTTCTTATAGAGTTGCTGCCTAAATAGGCTGAGTAGCACTTACTTGGAAACAGAAAGGTGCAAAGCCTGATTAAAGACTAAGGCTGAGGGTCCGACTTTAAGAGCATTAATAGGCTGTGGTCTCGCAGAAGGTAACTCAACTTTTTCCTTGTTTATGGACAATAAAATAAGGTGGTGGAAATGCTGTAAATCCAGTTAGCCCAGTGGGTAACTAACCACATTAAAAAGTAGTAAGCATGTGTAATTCTTTTATTAAAGATTAGTAAGACAGGGGTTCGATTCCCCTATGCTCCACAAAATAATCTTAGTATTAACTAAAAAAAAAGTATGTTTTATACATTAATGTTTGAGTTCATGCTATTGGGAGTAATAGGTGGACTATTAGGCATATTCTATAGGAATTGCCTGAAGGTTGAGGATATGATATTCCATCCTCTGTACAGTAAAGTGTTTGTACCTATGGTTAAAAGTGGCAATAGGTTCTTACATTTTATAGCATATCCATTAGGATTCTGCATCTATTGTAGTACCTTTTGGATAACTATGCTCATTCTTATACTCTTCCTGACAAGCTGGGATTTACTTCCTAAGTGGCAGGATATTGTAATAGGAATTATAGCAGCAGAAGGTGTAGCTCACCTGATAGTGTGTATAAGTTGCAAATTCTTGATACACAAACATCCTGACTTAGATAAGGATTATTTAAAACATTTACATGAGTAACTAAAATGATTGGAGTTTAGGTTCAAGTCCTAAGATACACCATATTTATTGTTTCACTTCTAAAAAAAAAAGATGGAAAAGAATGAAAAGAATGTTCTTGATAGAAATCTGGAACAAAAGGCATTTGAAAATGCTGCTGAAGCCATTAAAGGTGGCAAAGAGAGTAGTAGTTTGACCAATGTTGAACTTGTTGAAAACTTGGTAGAAAGCTACAAAGGCAAGACAGTGCAAGCACCTATTGAGGTGATTGTAACAAGTGCAATATTCCTCAATGCAAGAGAGCTGATGGATACTATTGAAGCCTTGAAGAGTACTCTCCATGTCAAAATGGTAGAGGAGCTGAAAGAAAAGGCAGATAAGGGAGAAGCCACAGCAGAAGATGCAATGACTGCTCTTATGCTTGCTGCAATTATGAAGAAAGAATCTAAAGAAGATTAACTAAAGAAGATTAATAAACATGAATGAAATCAAGTTAAATCTGAGTATTGAACTTCCAGGAAGTACTATGCCTAGTAAGGAGGAGTGCCTTAAAACAACTCGCAAAGTGATTGAGAAGAAGACCAAAGCTGGTAAAATCTACAAGAAAACCATTGAGGTAAAAGTAGAGGATTGGGACAAGATGGAGAAGCACTCTATGAGAGTGGCTAACATAAATGGCACCAATCCAGAGATTATCACTTTCCATACAAGAAAGTGTAAACCAGCTACACAGTCCCTGAACATGAGCAAGGAGGCTTATGAGTATATGATTAACGAGGATTCTTGTCCTTCATGGTCTAAGCCTGGCAAGTGGGCTGCAATGAGTGAAAAGGAAAGACTTGAAGCTCATTTGCAGAGAACAGTAGAATACCTTGGAGGTATATCATATACCTACCAGGTGTTTGAGGACTAAATGGGAATGTTCTCATAGTAAGGGCAGGGGTACTAATAATACCCTTGTCCTTCTTTTTTACAACCTACTGACTAAATGGGATAAAACTAAGAGACTATGGGATATGTTCCTAAATTTATACACTTTGACCATTTCATTGATGTAGAATACCCATTTGGTGTTCATTGGGAGCATAGTTATATACAACAGAGTGCAGAAGCAATCTTCAATACATATAAAGAAGATATTGAGGAAGGTACAAGCATTACTTTTGTAGCAAGAGGTACATCAGGAGCCATGATTGCAGGTGCTATGCTTAATGAGTTACACAACATTAACCCAACTACTAAGACCTGCATCCTGATTGTCAGGAAGGAAGAAGATACAAGTGCTCATTGTTCTTCATTAAGAGGAATTGATGTTGTTGGTACTACAAGGTTTATAGTTGTGGATGACTTTATATCATCAGGTGAAACCATTAGAGCAATTATACAGGACTTAGATAGGCAGCCTTGGGTGAGTTGTCCCCCATCTAATAAGTATGATATGCTTTGTGTAGGTAACTTCATTGATGCAAAAGCATTAAAGAAGAACTCATGTGATGATTACAGGAAATGGAAAGGAATTTGTTCAAGATTTGAGTATGTAGTATGTTGCCCTAAACCAATATAATATGATGGTATATAATATATTACTCCTCATTGCATTATGTGTTTGGATTATTATAATGTACAATAGGTATCTTCCCAGAATTGATGTAGTCATTTCAGGGAATAAATACATTGTACTATTGTGGTATAACAAATGGTATTGGAATGAGCAGTATAAGAGGACTTACATAAAATTGTTTGAGATATGATAGAATTTACTCTTAATAGGAATAAAAATGGAAAGAAGTCAAGATAGGCTAAAAAGTACCCAAGAGAGAGAATATTAAAGAGAGGCAGTGAGAAGGCTGCTGGATGGTATTTTCATAATTGGCTTGATGATGATTATCACCATTTCCACGGGGATTTGCATAAATTCCTATTGAAGAATGTAGGCAGACCAGTAGATAAGGTGTTTTCTGAGTTCTTACAGAGATGTAGAAAAGGGACTGAGAAGTATAACTTAAAAGAACTATTCTATGATATGTTTGGAGAAAAAGAGGACATAGACTATAGAGGAGGTTTCTACTTGTCCAATGGCATTATCAATTATAAGAAGAGAAGCAAAAGACCTAAAGGTTCTTCTCATGCTCCATCACCTTTTACATTACAGCAACTTAATACTCGAAGTCTTCCAAGCAAGAGAAAATTGTATGATATATGTAAGAGAGCTAAGGAGACACATAAGAAGCAACTTCTTGGTACATTCTACATCTCAACTGGTTTATATAAGACAAGAAAGGCTACAGTATATGTAGCTGCAAAGTTAGACTATGTGGCATCTTATTTTTATATGGGGATTGCCAAAATAGCAGAGGTAGGATTAGGTGTTGGGTTCTATGTATATAGAGCACAAGATGGGAAAGAATATATTGACCCAAGGTACACCACCTACTCTGAATATAAATGGTCAAGCAATAAGGAGTTACCTGACTATGTATTTCTGACCAAAGAAGGAGACTAAAGTCTCACTGACTAAGCAATAAGTTTAACAATAAATTAAAAGAAAACATGAAAAGTAAATTGATTTTGGGGCTTCTGTCCCTGTTTATGGTGTTCTCAATGACATCCTGTGGATATGAAAGAGTAGATGCAGGTTGTGAAGGTATTAAAGTGAATCTCTATGGCTCTGACAAGGGTGTAGATGATGTATCTTTGGTTACTGGTGCAGTGTGGTATAATCCATTCACTGAGCAGGTTTATGAGTATCCTACTTATGTCCAGACAGTAGATTATCCTGCTTTTACAATTAATGCAAAGGATGGTTCAGAGTTCAGTATTGACCCTACTATTTCATTGAAGATTGCTGATGGTAAGTCACCTCAGGTATTCAAGAAGTATAGGAAGGAGCTTGCTGATGTTATCAATGGAACTCTCTTTAACTATGTAAAGGATGCTTTTAGAATCCAGCTCAATAAGTATACTACTGATGAGATTGTATCAAACAGAGATATGGTAGAGAAGGCTATTGAAGCACATTTATCTAAGGCACTGCTTAAAGAGAATTTTCAGCTAGAACAACTTACTTCAGGATTGAAGTATCCTAACTCTATTGTAGAAGCTGTCAATGCTAAGAATGCAGCTATTCAGAAAGCTCAGAAAGCTCAGAATGAGTTAGCTGTAGTAAAGGCAGAGGCAGAGAAAAAGGTAGTTGCAGCACAGGCTGAAGCAGAGGCTAATAAGCTTAGAACACAGGCTTTAACTCCTATGATTCTCAAGCAGCAGTGGATTGATAAATGGGATGGTAAGCTTCCTGTATATGGTAGTTTGCCTACATTGTTTAAAGGCATTGAGTAACTATATTCAAGGATAAATTCTTTTCAAGAAAGATATGAAAAATAAATGGTTGGAAGCACTCATTGTAGCAGCTACAGTAGTGCTGTGGAGTGTAATAATTGCATTACTCTTGCAAGTCAAGAGTATAGTTTCTCAACAGCCAAAGGTTGAAACTGTCCCTGTAATAGAGGTAGCTGATACCATTATTAATGAGCAACCAAAGTTCTTCTCTCAGACCCCTAAGGAGGGTCTGGAGGAGGCTTTGTCTTATTATGGTTTAGAGCATAAAGATATTGTCTATGCTCAAGCTGTTCTTGAAACAGGACATTTCAAGTCTAAGGTATGTTTGAAATACAATAATCTCTTTGGTCTTTATAATAGTAAAGAAAAGAGATATTGTAAGTTCAATCATTGGACTGAAAGTGTTGTAGCTTATAAGGAGTGGATACAGAAGAAATATCAATCTCCGGATAACTATTATACCTTTCTTGAGAATATTAACTATGCAAGTGATAAAGAATACATAAGTACATTAAAAAGTATTGTAAACAAAAAATGACAAGAGAAGAAGTGAATAACTTGGCTTTGTCTAAGATAGATAAGGCTAAGTACTTGATACTCGAGTTGATAACTGGAATGGGTAAGACCAAGGTAGCAATAGACCTCATTAATCATATATGTGATAGGGTATTCAGGAATGATGAAAGCCCTACTACTATACTTATTCTTGTAGCTAAGACTGTACATAAGCAGACTTGGAAGGATGAGATTGAGAAATGGGGAGGTATCAAGTCTGACTATATTACCATTGAGTGTTATGAGTCACTAAAGAACTATGAGAACTCATACTTTGATGTAGTAGTGGCAGATGAGATGCAGCATTTGTCAGAAGCAAGAATTGATGTATTGGAGACTATTCATATCAATGAATCTTTCATTGGATTGTCTGCCACTATTAAGAGAGACATGAGGGATTATTTCATCCACAGCCACAAGGCTGAGGTCATTAAGTGTGGTCTCAAGGAAGCTGTAGAGGATGAAGTATTACCTGAGCCTACAGTATATCTACTGCCTTTGACTTTGGACACTACTAATTATACCTATAAGGTTAAGAAGTTTGGTCGTGATATAATCACTACTCAGAAAGGTTATTATGATAGTGTCTCTTCACTTATAGAGTGGTACAAAAATAAGTACTTTAACTCAAGAAATGAGAGAATGAAGAACTTATGGCTTTCAACAGCAGGCAAAAGGCTGAAGTGGTGTGCTGAACAGAAGGAAGCACTTGTATTATCTCTTCTTGACAAGTTCAGGAATTACAAGACTTTGACTTTCTGTAGTAGTATTGAACAGTCAGAGAGGTTAGGTAAATACAATATCACCTCAAAGAATAAGGCTTCAGTGAAGAACCTTGAAATGTTTAATCTTAACAAGATTAAGCATATCACTGCCTGTAACATACTCAATGAAGGTGTGAACTTGACTAATTGTAGGATAGGTATATTCTGCAGCTTGAATAGTTCGGAGATTGTAGTAAAGCAAAGAGTTGGTAGAATACTTAGACATAAGTCTCCTATTATTATCATACCTTATTTCAAGGATACAAGGGAAGAAGAACTTGTGCAGAAGATGATAGAGGAGTACTCTGCGGATTCTATCATTAGTGTTGATAGTATTAATGACATTAAGCTATGACAATATGTTTAAGTAAGGAAGGGTGTCAGAAGAACAACATTAGTCTTGCTGAAGCTCTTTTAATGCTTGCCATCCATAATAATGCTGACCTTGATGCAGCCCAAAAGGAGCTAATCAAGAAAGGGTATATAACTGCTGACAGGGATGACCTGTTTCAGCAGGTTGGATGGAGACTCACTAATAAAGGTACTGAGGTAATAGATTCTGTAATTGTAGACTCTGATAAGAAACAAGAACCTAATGACAGGTTAGTTCAGCTGGCTACAAGGCTCAAGGAGATATTTCCTAAGGGCAAGAAAGATGATACTAACTATTATTGGGCAGATGGAGTGGCTTTGATTGTACGAAGATTGAAGTTATTCTTTAAGAAGTATGGAAATACTTATACTGATGAGCAAATCATACAGGCAACCAGTAAGTATGTAGAAGGTTTCAATGGGAACTATACATATATGAGGTTATTAAAGTATTTCATATTCAAAGAGAAAGTTGGTGCTGCTGGTGAGGTTGAAGGAGACTCAGAATTGATTAGTTATATTGAGAACTTCGGACAGGAAGATACTCTAAGTAGGGATTGGAATACAGAGTTAAGATAGTATGGATAAGAGTCTTATAAATAGAGTATTGAATGGTCTTGAAGAGAGAAGGAAAAAGGTCATCAATGGTGGTATAAACTCTATTCCTTCTCCTTTTATTAGGTTTAGTGAGGATTTCTTGGGAGTAGAACAGGGTAAGTATTATGTTGTAACTGGCTCAACAAAGTCAGCTAAGACTCAAATAGCATCTTATTTGTTCATATATAATACTTTACTTTATGCCTATAATAATCCTGACAAGTTAAGGGTTAAGATATTTTATTATCCTTTGGAGGAAACTCCTGAAGATATTATGACAAGATTCATGTCTTATCTGCTCTATACATTGAGTGGGTATAAGATAAGAATCAGTCCAACTGACCTAAGGTCTGTCAGGAATAATAAAGTATTAGATGAAACTATAATAGACTTACTCAAAAAGGATGAGTATTTGGATATTCTTAAATTCTTTGAAAGTAATGTTATATTTAGTGCATCTACAAACCCTACAGGAGTATATAATGAGTGTAGGAAGTATGCAGAAAGTAATGGTATTGTACACACTAAGAAGCAAACTATAAAAGGAGAATTAGGAGAAATTACTACTGTGGATGCCTTTGATTGGTATGAATCTAATGACCCAGATGAGTATAGAATTATATTCTATGACCATATATCATTGACTAATACTGAGAGAGGAATGTCCTTGAAACAAAGTATTGACAAATTAAGTGAATACTGTGTTATACTTAGAAACAGATATAACTTTAGTCCTGTAATTGTACAACAGCAAGCCTTTGAAAATGAGGGTATTGAGAACATAAAACTCAATAGAGTAAGACCTACGGTTGCAGGAGCTGCTGATTCAAAGTATACTATGAGAGATTGTAATGTAGCTTTAGGTATATTTAGTCCTTTCAAGTATGAACTTAAAGAATACTTTGGTTATGACATTTCAAAGCTAAGGGATAATTGTAGATTCTTGGAGGTGCTTATTAATAGAGGTGGAAGTCCAGGTGGTATAATAGCTTTATACTTTGATGGAGCTGCCAACTATTTCAGTGAGCTTCCTAAAGCAGATGACCCTAAGATACAGAATGTATATAAATCTCTTCAAGACATGAGAGCAAAGATAGCTAAATCATTTTTTAGTTATGGAATAAGTAAAATAGATAAAGAGTTGTGGATAACTAAACTATTTAGTAAATTTGCCGCCCTTTTCAAGTAAAAGTAACATTATAAAACAAAAAAAAAAAAAAACAATGGCAAAGATTTTAGTTTTGGCAAAAAGTGGGTTTGGAAAGACTACTTCCTATTGTGGTAGGGAGAAGTTAGGTATCAAAGGTCTTGACCCAAAGGAAACTTATGTTATCCAGTGTATTGGTAGGGGTGTTCCTAACCCTAACTTCAAACTGATTGAGGGCAGCATTGGAGTAGAGAATGTAGGTAAGCCTACACAGAAACTTACAAATGCAAATGCCCTTGGTACAGGTAACAGGGTACAGGTAGATAGTCTTACAGGTCTTGATAGGTTTGCAGTGATAGCAGAACTCATAAATATGCTGAAGAAGTCTCCTTTCAAGAACATTGTGATTGATGACTTCAATTATCTTGCACAGGATTTCTATATGGCAAATGCCATGAAAGGTGGATGGGATACTCCTAAGCAGATTGGCTATGGAATGGGTCTCATCTTTGATGCTTTCAAGGGACTTCCTGAGGATAAGAATATCATCTGCTGTGCCCACTATGAGGAGTATAAGGATAAGAATGGTGACTCCATTTCCTACAAGTTCAAGACCACTGGAAAGATGGTTGATGACTACATTACTCCTGAGGGTAAGTTTGATATTATCCTCTTTGGCAAGGTAGGGTATGATACAGAAAATAAGAGACCTATCAAGCACTTTGTCAAGGAGTTTGATGGAGAATATCCTGCTAAAGACAGTCTTGGTGCATTGGATGACCTTCCTGATGAGATTCCTAATGATTTGTCTATAGTAGTAGACAAATTGAGGGAGATTTATGGATAGGAATGAGACTGTAAGAATATCAAGGTTAGCTGCCTTTGGTGGACTTACTGAAAGTGATGCCAGTATAGTACTTATGCAGTATTGTATGGAGCATGGGAAACCATATTATGAAACTGCTATGTTTGTGATAAATGTGCTGAAAAGTAAACAGATGTTAGCACATTGTCTCAACATAGCATTAAGTTTCTATGAGAGAAAGTTCACAGCATATAAGCTATGGAGTGCTCCCAATCCATTAAATAAGATGGGTCAAGAAAGAAAGTTATCACAAATCTTTTAAAGTTTAAACATTATGAATAAAACATTAACAGTAAGACAGTTTGCAGGTGTAAAAAGAATTGCACAGAATGTTAATCCTTTGGTAGTAAAGAAGAATAAGATTGCTGCCAAGATTGATGAACTCAATGCAGAGTATAATGCTCTGACTGAGGAGATTGAGGGACATGAGATGGGTGTCAAGGCTTTGACAGGTGGTCTCACAAGTGAAGACTTGGTTGTCAAGAAGGTAGAAGATACTGGTAAGGTTGATAAGGATGGTAAGCCTGTAAAGGTTACTAAGTATGAGCCTAAGGCTGGTACAGTAGTATTCAATGGAGAGGCTAATGTGTATGAGATTCATACAGAGGAGCCTGAGGTTGAAGATGTTGCTCCTGAGACAGTAGATGATACTGAGATGGCACCTGAGACAGAAGTAAAGGCTGGTGAAGAGTCTTCTTTTGACCCTACTAATCCTTTCAACAATGGTGCAGAAGACAGTGACAAACTGCCTCTTGGGGAGTAATCAGAGTAGTAAGAAATAGAATCAAGAACAAGAAAAATCATTAGAAAATGAAAAAGACAAATTTTGCATTTATGGCATTTGCTGCTGGTAAAGTATCTACTGAAGGCAATGCAGTAAAGAGATATACAGGTGTAGCTCCTGTATCTATTTTGGCTGTAAACCCTGACAAAGCAGAGCTTGAGAAGCTGTATAATACCCAACTTGAAAATGACCCTGAGTATCTGGGTGAAGTTGAGGTAGGTGAGGATAAGCACAAGGTACAGAATGTCAGACTTGACTTCATTGTTAAGACTGATGCTGAGAAGTGTGGTGGTATTGAATTTACCACTAAGGTAGCTTTCTTCCTTAGAAAGGAGTACAGATACAACAGAGACCAGACTAAGGTACAGGTAATTGATAAGTATGGTAGAACTGCTTGGGTTACTGTAGAGCAGGCTAAGGCACATGAAATTCCTGTATATAAGAATGGTCCTGCCAACATTGATAAGGGCTATAGACCTGCTTATCATGGTGAGGAAGAGCTTACCAACTTCATCAAGGCATACCTCAACATTCCTAATGTAATGAAGTATGTCAATAATACTTGGGTTATGGTAGATAAACCTGAGGATTGTGAGGCAAGACTTGAGAGTATTGATGAGTACTTCAAGGGTAACTTCAAGGAGCTGAGAGATGTTATTGCATTGCAGCCTAATAACAAGGTTAAGGTACTGTTTGGTGTAAGAACCACTGATGATAACAAACAGTATCAGGCTGTTTATAATCAGATGTTCTTGAAGAACAATATCACTGACTACAGCAAGTTGGATGCAGACTTGCAGGAAAGAAAGGCTAATGGTGCATATCCTACTACTGAGTTTACTGTAGGTGACTTGAAGGAGTATGATGTAGAATCTACTGACCTTAGTAACTCTGGTGCATCAGGTGATATGCCTTTCCCTGCTGCTGGCAATGATGCTGGTGGTACACCTTGGGATTTTGGTAAGTAAGTAGTAATTTCTAAAAAAAAAGCAATGGCATTCAGTTCTGGTAAATCTTCTGTGAGCCTTGATGATATTCTAAGTAAAGTGACAGAGGCAGACATCCTGTCACATTACTTGGGAGTCATGGAGGTTCCGTGCATAATCAATAGTCCCCTTAGGCAGGATAGGAGACCTTCCTTTGGTCTTTACTCTTCTGATGGGATAAGGATATTTTATATAGACTTAGCTACAAAGGATAGTGGAGGTCTGTTTGACCTTCTTGGTAAAATGTGGAATTGTGGTTTTAAGGAGGTCTTGAGTAAAATTAATGAGGATATTTCAAAGTTCTGTGGTAGTGCCAGTATTCATTCATATACTCCCTGTGCTGTAAGAAGTACAAGTAGTTACAACAAAGATACAGATTTGCAGTGCAAAGTCAGAGATTGGAGAGATTATGATATTGAATATTGGGCTTCCTATGGTATAACTTTGGAATGGCTCAAGTATGCAGAGGTTTATCCCATATCTCATAAGATTGTCATAAAAGATGGTCATAGATATGTGTTTGGAGCTGATAAATATGCCTATGCTTATGTAGAACACAAGGAGGGAAAAGTTACTCTAAAGATATATCAGCCTTTCAATAAAGCTGGTTATAAATGGAGTAACAAGCATGACAATTCTGTAGTAAGCCTATGGACTAAAGTACCTGAATATGGGGAACAGATTTGCATTTGTTCTTCACTGAAGGATGCTTTATGTTTATGGGCTAACACAGGTATTCCATCTCTTGCCATTCAAGGTGAGGGATATAGGATGAGTGATACTGCAATTAGTGAGCTGAAAAGAAGATATAAACAAGTCTTCATTTGCTTGGATAATGATGAGCCAGGATTAAAAGATGCTCAGAAATTATCTGAAGAAACAGGGTTTACTAATGTAGTATTACCACCCTTTAATGAAGGGAAGGATATTTCAGACTTGTATAAGGCTAAGGGCAAAGATGAGTTCCTTAGAATAATCAAGCCTTTATTCATCTCTTCAAGACAAGAGGACAATGATTGGAATGATTTGCCCTTTTGTATAGATTAAAAAAAAAAGAAAAAAAAATTGAATGGGTATGAAGGAATGGAGAGAAATAGATGGATTTCCTAATTACATGGTAAGCAATACTGGGGAAATAAAGAGTCTCAATTATAATAAAACTGGCAGAGAAAAGGTTCTAATTCCTCACAAGTTGAGTAATGGCTATTTAGGTATTAACTTATATGATGGTAATAAAAGAAGCTGCTATCTTCTAATACATAGATTAGTGGCTCAAGCATTTCTACCTAATCCTAATGGGTATAGTATTATCAACCATAAAGATGAAAACAGAAGCAATAATTCTGTAAATAATCTTGAATGGTGTAGTCACAAGTATAATCTGAATTATGGAAACAGGAATAGTAAATTATCAGAAAAGTTACACAATAATCCCCTAATAAGTACTCCAGTAATCCAATACTCAATCATGAAAGAATTAATAAGGGAGTTCCCCAGTTTGTCAGAAGCAGTGAGACATCTAAATTGTCCTAATAGAGGGTCAGCTATAAAGAATATTCTCAGAAGCTGTAATAGTGATGATGCTACTGCGTATGGCTATAAATGGAAGCTCAAAACATTGTGAAACATAAAAAAAGAACTATGGATGTTAGAAAAATTACAGTCGTACAGACTAAGAATCAGAAGAAGAGTGTTATTATGTCAGCAGCCACGACCCTTGCTGAGTTGAAAAGTGACTTGAGAGCCAATGGTATTGACTATGATGGTATGACCTTCTTTGAAGGCACATCAAAGGTTGAATTGAAGAATAATGCTTCAGTTCTGCCACATGATGTTCCTTACAAGGGAACTGTCACCAATGAGTTGGTTTTCATGCTTACTAACACCAACAAGAAAATCAGAAGTGGTGCTGCTACAATGAGCAGAGCTGAGGCATATAGTGCCATCAAGTCTATGGGTTTGCAGAATGCTTGTGTAAAGAAGTTTGGTAAGAACTTCACTATGTGTAAGACTATTGACCTTATTGCACTGGTACAGAGTAATGGTGCTGCAAAGCCTGCTCCTGTTGCTCCTAAGGCTGAGACTAAGAAGGAGGAAAAGGTGGAAACACCTGTAAACACTCCTGAAGCAAGTGCTCCTGTAGTACCTGCAAGTAATGGTGGTGAATGTGTTGATACTGTAGCAAGAGCTGCTATCAGTAAGTTGGTGGAAATTCTTGAGGACAATGGCACAATTGAGGATTATGAGAAAGAGAAAGTGCTTAGCATTCTTGGGGGTAAGGTTGCAGTAAGTGCTGAACCTTCTGAGGAGTACAAGCCTAAGTCAGCTTCTCCTTACTCTGATGATGAGATTGATGATATGTTCGCAGGAATGGGTGTCAATTAACAAAGGTAAGTAACAGTAGGTAAGGAGGTTAGAAATGCCCCTTACCTACTTTTTTTTACAGTAATATGAGTGGAGAAACAATTAAATTAATTGAGGAGAAGATAGAGGAACTATATAACTCCTTGATGGACAAGCCACTTCGAGTATTAGGCATATTCAATGACTTCTTTGGGGAAGATAAAGTTGATATGCAAGGATATTGGAGTTTGGACAAGTTCAAATCTTGGATGAATATAGAGCCTTTATCTACTTATATTCTTGATGGTAATATTGTAAGCATGAACAGGAATGACTGGAGTATGTATAAAACACAGGCTATTACTGATTTACCTGGAGACCAGGTAGAAAAGGTTGTTAATGTGCTTACAGATAATAGAGTAAAGGAAAGAATTGGTAATGCTAAGTTCAATGGCATATTCATTCTTGTACATTTTCCTCATGTAAGAGTAACTAATGAGCATGACAGATTTGTGGATATTAACCACCTGTGGGCTAAGGTGAAAGTGATGTATAATGGCACGTTGAATGGAGGATTCACACTTAACAGGTCAGAATATACCCTGCTTCACATCAGAAGTCATTACATGCACAGTCATGTTAGTGGTATCCCTACAAATGATTTCACCCAATTCCAAAATCCTTGCACAGGCAGTGGTCCTATTAATGGTACTATTAGTGCCCTCAATAGGGATTATGATGAGGATATGTGGAATATGTTCTGCCTTGAACTGAGTAAGTATGTAACTGTAGAATCTGTTGCTGGAATACCTTATAATTACTTGGAGAAGTTAGGTACCAATGATATGGAAGTAGGTGTAGATAGATTCATTACATATCTGTCTCCTAATTACTATGGAAGTGTCCTTACTCCCATTAAATTCAGGAAGTTTGTAAGGCACTTTATTAACTCTAAGAAGCTCAAATTTAACTATGTCAATGGCTCTTATTCTATTGGAATGTCACTTATTGAATTTATTGTACTCATCAGTAATGAGTTCATTAAATGGTATAATGACCAGTTCAATAAGGAGGAATTAACTACTAAGTTTGCAAACTTGAAGAGTCATGGTATCTTGAGGGAGTGCATCATAGACAATGGAAAGATTTACTATGATGGAGGCAGGAATAGTGTAAACAGCTATGCTCAGTATATAGGCAAGAAAGTCTGTGTATTCAAGGGAAAAGAGATAACTGTAGATATTACAGATATTGCAGAAGTGAGGAATGAGAACAAGAGTATAATTCTTGATACTCAGACTGCATTATACATATTAACAACAATACTCAAAGTATTAAATTACAGATATGGAAGAGACAAAGCAACCCACGAAGGTAATCAGCTTGGTACAGAAGTCAGGTACCTATAATTATAAGCTGATTATTCCAGCAGAAGTGGAAAGAAAGATAAGGTTTACCTGTCAGAAGGTATGGAATACTGAATGGTCAGGTACATTGTTCTTTACACATGAAGGTTCATTTGAGAATAATGACCTTGTGATAAGATGTGTGGACATTTACATCATGGATATTGGAACTCAAGCCTATACAGAGTTTGATATGAATCCTGATGTAATATCCTACATGTGTGAAAATCCTGAATTGCTTGATTGTCAGATGGGTCTTATACATTCCCATAACAATATGAGTACTTTCTTTAGTGGAACAGACACTGCTACTCTAAAGGAAGAAGGTAGGGATAGGAATAATTTTGTATCTCTTATTGTGAATAATGCAGGTTCCTATACTGCTGCAATCACAAGGAGAATCAAGTCAAAGCAGGTCATGGAATCTGTATCTTACGAGTTCTTTGGTGATGGTGAAAAACAGGACACTAAGGAATATGTAAGTGATGCAGATGAGATTGAATGGTTCTATCTTAAAATAGAGAAAGAAGGTGAGAATTATTCCTTTCCAGATATGGCAGCAAGACTTGAGGAAATCAAGCAAGCTAAGGCAGAGAAAGCCAAGAAAGCTCAGACACCTGTATATTCAAGTGGCTATAAGCCTGTTATTGCTAACTCTTATGGTACAAAGGCAGGTCCAGCAAATCTTGTCAAGAAGGAAGCTGATAAGCCTAAGGTGACTCAGCCAACTCTTTTTGACAATGTGAATGATGATGATAACTATAGTCTACCTTATGGTCAGGTAACATTTGATAAAGTTACTTTGAAGTCTCTTGTACTTCAATTGATTACAGGCAGCATTATTATCTCTAATGATAGTAAGATTGACATTACCACATGGTCTAAGTCAATGTCTGCATTGTATGAAAAGAGATTTGGTAAGGGTGAAGAAGGCATGAAAAATTTCAAAATGTGGGCAGATACCTATGCAGAATATCTGACATGGTATGTGACAGACGAGAAGTTGGAAGAGCTTGGCTTTGATGAAACAGAAATTTGTGCTATTTGTGCCCATGATATGATAGAGGAGCTTACAAAACTCCCTAAAAATGATTATATCAAAGGGTATATTGATGCACTTCAAAAATATTTAATATTATGAATGAAGAAGTAACAACCCAAGAAATCCTTCCTGCAACTTTACAGGAAGCCTATAATTCTTTTATGGAGGAACTCAATGAGAATACTATACTTGAATCAGATAATCCTATGGAAAATGATGGTGATAGTATTAGCTTTGAACTTTCAGAAGAAGAACAGGCTATCCTTGACCAAGCTGTAGAGGATGCACATCAAGAAATACCTACAAACTCTGCAACTTTGCTTGTAGATGAAGCTACAAGTAGGTTTAGTTCTGCCATTTGGTATGAGAATATTCAGAAGAAGACTGTCATTTTGGCAGGTGTAGGTGGTATTGGTAGTTATGTAGGTTTCTTATTGGCAAGGATGAAGCCAGCTTCTATGTTTATCTATGATGATGACATAGTAGAAGCTGCCAATATGTCAGGTCAGCTGTATGGTCAGTCTGATTTAGGCAGAACTAAAGTATCTGCACTGGCTGAGATGATTAGAAACTATGCTGGCTATAGCAGTGTCTTTGCAATAAATGAGAGATTTACCAATGAATCTGAAGCATCAGACATTATGATTTGTGGCTTTGATAATATGGCAGCAAGAAGACTCTTCTTTAATAAATGGGTAAACCATGTTCAGTCCAAACCAGAGGAGGAAAGGAAGAATTGCTTGTTCATTGATGGTAGGTTGGCAGCAGAGGAATTTCAGGTATTGTGTATCAAGGGAGATGATGAGTACAACATCAATAGGTACAGTAATGAGTATTTATTCTCTGATGCAGAAGCTGATGAGACAATATGCTCCTATAAGCAGACTACCTTCTGTGCAAATATGATTGCATCTTATATGGTCAATTTGTTTGTGAACTTCTGTGCTAATCAGTGTGAGCCTCTCATTGACAGAGACCTGCCATTCCTCACCACATATAATGCAGAAACAATGTATCTCAAAACTGAAGTATAATGGAATTTAGTATAAGATTTGCACGCAGTGTTAGAAGTGTTTTTAACAGCAGTGACTGCAATAATCCAACCCAGCTTGAAAGAGAATTATCTCTTGATAGTAATAATGTGTTTAGGAGAAGTCTTATCATTGAAGTAAATGATGATGAGGTAGAGATTCCTGTGATTGCAAGAGAACACTTTGAGAGCTTAGTGTTAGAGAAGATAGATTATCCATTAGCTGTAGGAACCAAGAGGATAATACTGCCATTGTATGATAATGCACCAAGTCAGGAGAGAAGAACCTTTGATAGTATCATAGTGCAAATGTTCAATAATGTAAGATTTGACATGAGGTTGCAGAAGATAACTACCAACAAAGGTGAAGTGTATTATGGAGGCAGAGGCATTATCTTTGATGAAAGCTATGCTCCATTGCTGTTATGTACACTAACTGCAAGAAAGGTACATACAGAAGAAGGTGGCAATAGTATGGTCTATTATAGACCTGTATGCCATGTTAGCCCTAAAGTATTCTTAGAGTCTGACAAGTTGATTAACAAAGGTATTATTAAGAAACTTATTCCTTTCTATACAAGTAAAGAAGTAAGTTTTCCTAATTATAAGTTTGGTGTCAATCCAGAGAGTAAAAAGGTGAAAGTTGTAGTAGATAATTTTGATAAGTTCTTTATAGAGCCTATCAAGCCTACTCCATCTGCCACTACTAATAATGCACTGAATGAATGCCTTATTGACAATATGGATGACATAATGATGTTGATATGACATTAGATGAATACTTTGGAGATTGGATGAAAGTAATTGATAGGACAGAGCTAAACAATGTAATGGCTAAGGTTGGACAGGAATATAGGAGGAAGCCTCTATGTCCTGCCCAATCTGATGTGTTCAGAGCATTTGAGCTTTGTCCTCTCAAGGACTTAAAAGTAGTTATGTTAGGTCAAGACCCCTATCCACAAAAGGGAGTTGCAACTGGCATACTTTTTGGTAACAGGAAGGAGGTTGATGAGGATAACTTATCTCCTTCATTAAATGTTGTTAAAGAAGCAGCCATTAATTTTGAGGTTCCACATTATTGTATTACCTTTGACCAGACTTTAGAGAGTTGGGCTAAACAAGGGATACTAATGATAAACTCTGCTCTTACTGTAGAGATGAACAGGATAGGCTCCCATGTGATGATATGGAGACCTTTCATAGCTAAACTGTTGAAGAACCTGTCTGAATATGACACAGCCATAGTATATGTGCTATTTGGCAGACAGGCTCAGACTTTCAAACCTTATATCAATAGTAGATTCAATCACATTATAGAGATTGAACATCCTGCATACTTTGCAAGGAGTGGCACTAAGATGCCACACCAACTATTTATTGATATAAGTAATAGAGTAAAAGGAATTTATGGTGTACCAATAAAATGGTATGAAGAGTATTAATAACTAAACAATAAAAAACAAAATGGAAAAGATTTATTTGACAAATGGTAAAGAGGTACAGATTGGAGACACTCTGACTAAAGTATCTAAAGTGAAAGACCCCTTCTTTGGTAAGGGCACTATAGTTCAGCACATTGTAGTGACTAAGGGCATTCTTCCTGAACTCCTTGAGGCTGGTATTGTTACTACTACCAAACCTGCAAAGTCTGTAGTTGAGACTGAGGTTCCTATGGAACTGGAGTACTACATTCAGAAGATTGCAGAGAAACTTGGCTGGAAAGTTGAGAAGGTCTATAACTATCTCAATAGTGTAGATGCTATCCTTCCTGCTGCTGCATTCTCTATGGTACTTAGAGAAATAGCCATTGAGTTAGATAAGAAGTATGAGGACCATATTGAGAAGAGTCCTGAGATTTATGTAATCTCTATGCTTGATGGTAGAATTACAAAGGCTAATAAGGCTCACATCAAGAACTACAGGAACTTTGCAGCATTTAGGTCTGTAAGTGATGCAAAAATTGCCTGTTCTATTGTGAGAGACATACTGAAAGAAATGTTCAAGAATAAGTAACATGTGGAAACCTGTATGCAATTTTCCCAATTATGAAGTCAGTAGTAATGGGGAGGTAAGGTCTACAAATTATAACCATACTGGGGTCTGTAAAATCCTGAAACTTTCAATATCAAGTAATGGCTATTATGGGGTTATTTTGGTTAAAGAGGGTAGGAGATTTTATAGGGCTGTTCATAGGTTAGTGGCTGAAGCATTTCTTCCTAATACTAATAATCTACCTTATATTAATCATAGAGATGAGAATAAATTAAACAACAAAGCTTCAAATCTTGAATGGTGTACTGCTAAGTACAATATAAGGTATGGCTCTTGTATAGATAGAAGAGCTAATAAGCAGAAAGTAACAAGAGGAAACCCTATTATATCAATAGATAATAATGGGAATGAAGTCAAATACATCTCTGCTAAAGAGGCAAGTAGGATTACTGGCATAAATCAAGGCTCAATATCTAAATGCTGCAAGGGTGAAAGGAGAATTGCAGGAGGTTTTAGATGGAAATATGAACAAGAAAATTAGAAATGCCACACAGAGTAGTTCTAAGGGTATAACATTCAAATCCCAGTTGGAGAAGAGCATATACAATACCCTTCTTCAACAAGGATTTGAACCTCAATATGAGCCAACTACCTTTACTTTGTGGGAGGGTTTTGAGCCTATTACCCCATATTATGACAAGGAGACTGATAAGCAGAAAATCAAAAGATTATCAGATGGCATAGACACCCGTACTTCAAAGATACTTATTCAGAAAACAGGTAAAATTGTTGGTATCAGATATACACCAGACTTTTATTTCAAGTATAAAGACCTTAATGTTTACATTGAAGCCAAAGGAATAGAGAATGATGTATTCTATATCAAGAAAAAGATGTTTATAAAATATCTTGATAATCTGTGTATTGAGAAAGGTGAGAGGTCTATATATTTTGAGGTATATACCAAGAAACAACTCTTGCAGGCAGTAGAAATTATCAAGAGTTATGAGCAATAGAGAACCAATAGACAGAATAGAGTCTTTGGTCTCTTCATTACCTGAAGGAGATGCAAGGCTTGCACATGAGTTCCTGAATAGCAGGGACTTTGAGTCTCTCCAACTCTTAGTTGATTCATCTCTTGTCAGAGTAAAGAAAGGTCTTAGTAAGGAAAGTCCCAAAGAGGAGTATCTGAAAGCAGACCTTGGAGAAATGAGGAAGTTGAAGTCAGAAGTAGACACCTATTGTGAGGCACTTGAATTGCCAGAGCAGGAGGAATATGAAGATTTCAGTAGTGAAGAATATAATCAAGGTTATTACTAATGGAGAGAAAATCTTTAAGAAGTATATCTTGGAATGTGTCTGAGGAAACATATAGGGCAGACCCAGCATTAAGCTATTCAACCCTTGCAAGATATGAGAGGGAAGGATTCAATAACTTGGATAAATTATTTGACAGGTTAGAGACACCTTCTCTTACTTTTGGTAGTGCTGTAGACAGTATTATCACAGGTGGTCAAGAAGAGTTTGATGAAAGGTTTATGGTTGCTGAGTTTCCTTCTACTCCAGACTCTATTACAAAGATGGTAAAATCTTTGTTCAGTCAGTATGGAGATTCTTATAGGAGTCTTATTACAATTCCTGATGATGCAATCATTAAGGAGACTGAATATCAGAGTTATCAGATGAACTGGAAGCCTGAGACAAGGGCTAAGGTTATCAAGGAGAAAGGTGCTGACTACTATAACCTGTTATTTATAGCAGGTAGTAAGACTATACTTGATACTCAGACCTATCAAGATGTGTGCAATGCAGTAAAGGCATTGAAAGAGAGCAAATCCACTCAGTTCTACTTTGCAGAGGATAATCCATTTGAACCAGATATTGAAAGATTCTATCAGTTGAAGTTCAAAGGAGAGTTCAATGGTGTAAAGTATAGAAACATGGCTGACTTAATTATAGTCAATCATAAAGAGAAGTGGGTAAAGCCAGTAGATTTGAAAACAAGTTCCCATACAGAGTGGGATTTCTATAAATCCTTTGTAGATTGGAGATATGATATTCAAGCCAGACTATATTGGGCTATTATAAGGCAGAATATGGATAAGGATGAGTACTTCAAAGACTTCGAGCTGCTTAACTATGATTTCATTGTAGTTAATAGTAGAATCCTTGTCCCATTGGTGTGGACTTGTCCATTTGTACAGGCAGTAGGTACATTGAAGTTTGGAAAGAATGACCAAATAGAAATGAGAAGTCCTTTTGTAATAGGAGAAGAGCTTTCTTCATATCTCACTTCCAGACCAAAAGTGCCTATGGGAATTAGTGAAACTGGTCCTAATGATTTAAGAGAATGGTTAAATACATTATAATATGCAAGTAGTAAAAAGAGATGGTAATTTAGAGGAATTTAATGTCGATAAGATTATAAGTGCCGTAGAGAAAGCCTTTAAGTCTTGTAACAAGAAAATGCCTCAGTATCTGTATGATATGATAGGTGCCTTGTTTGGCACTTTGGAAGGAGATACTATAGGTATTGAGGAGATACAGAATAAGGTTGAGGATGTTCTTATGAATGACAAACACTTTGATGTAGCAAAGGCTTATATTATCTACAGAAATAAACATGAAGAGTCTAGGTTTGTTAGAGAAAGGATTGATTATATGTCTAACTATGCAGATTCTGATGATAATGCTGCTAGTTCTTCAGAGACTGACCCTAATGCTAATGTAACTCAGAAGAATGTTGCCAATCTTGATGGAGAAGTTTATAAGACAAAGAATAGAATTATTCAGAGACAAAGGATGAAGGATGAACTTAATGTTCTTTATCCAGAGGTAGCAAAGCAGTATGAAGTAGATGTTGAGAATCATATAATCTACCCTAATGATGAAGCTAGTGTACCTACATTGAAGTTCTATTGTCAAGCAGATACTCTTTATCCACTTATGACAGAAGGTGTAGGTAATATAGATGGTGTGACACCAACTCCTCCTAATGATTTACAATCATTTAGTGGACAAATAACTAATCTTACCTTCTTGCTTTCCTCTCAATGTAAAGGTGCAGTAGCCTACGGAGAGTATTTTATTGCTCTCAACTACTACATTATTGCAGAATTTGGAGATAAATGGCATGAGAAGCTTGATTGTGTTGTAACAAATTCTCATTGTAAGGTTCAAAGGACAGTCAGAGATTTCATAGAGAAAGCCTTCAAGCAGTTTGTATATGGTATTAATCAACCTGCTGGTAACAGGTCATATCAGAGTCCATTTACAAATGTGTCTTATTATGACCATACATACTTTAGTTCATTGTTTGGAGAATTTTGTTATCCTGATGGAACTAAGCCTGAGTGGGCTGCAATTAATGTTCTTCAGAAGATGTTTATGAAGTTCTTCAATAAGCTCAGAACTAAGCAGATTTTAACCTTCCCTGTTGAAACATTGGCAATGGTACATGATGGAAAGAATATTATAGATAAGGAATATAAAGACTTCTGTGCAGAAATGTATGCAGAGGGACATTCATTCTTTACTTATATTTCAGATAGTGCTGACAGTCTTGCATCATGTTGTAGGTTGAGGAATGAACTTGCAGAGAATACCTTCAGTCCTACATCAGGTCTTACTGGTGTAATGACTGGTAGCTGCAATGTTATCACTCTTAATATCAATAGGATTGTACAGGATTGTGATAAGGCTTATGGATTAAATAGGAATGGAGGATGGAAAGAAAATACTTCATTTCTTATAGATTACTTAGTAGATATTCTACAAAGAGTCTACAAGTATCATATAGCTTATAAGACTATGCTTTATGAGCAAGAAGAAAAAGGTATGTTTGCAGCTTGTAATGGTGGCTATATATACATGAGCAAGTTGTATAGTACCATTGGTATCAACGGCTTAAATGAAGCAGCCAGATTCTTAGGTCTTAGGGTATCTAATAATCCTGAATATATTAAGTTCTTGCAGTTGGTTCTTGGCACTATCAAAGAGGAAAATAAGAAGCACTCTATACATGATAGTAAGAGACCTTTCTTGTTTAATTCTGAGGTAGTTCCTGCTGAATCTCTTGGTGGTAAAAATTATAGATGGGATAAGAAGGATGGCTATTGGGTTCCTGAAGATGAAAATCTTTACAATTCATATTTCTTTGATGTCCATGATGATACTTCAGTACTAGATAAGATGATTTTGCATGGAAGGCAGACAGCACAGTATTGTGATGGAGGTTCAGCTTGTCATATTAATCTTGAAGACCATTTAAGTAAGGAGCAGTATCTTAAGCTGATAGACTTTGCTATAGCTAATGGAACTAACTACTTTACCTTCAATATACCAAATAGTAAGTGTGATGATTGTGGCTACATTACTAAGCATCCTATCACTGAGTGTCCTAAGTGTCATAGTAAGAACATCACCCAATATACCAGAGTGATTGGCTATCTCAGACCTATCAAGTCATTTGGTAAAGACAGGCAAGTTGAAGCAAGCCATAGAACCTATAGTGATGGAAGGAGTGAGATATGCTAAAGTATGTAGATGCAAAAGTAGTCTTTGCTGAAGTGCCAGATGAAGTGACTCTTGCTATCAACATATCTAATTGTCCATGTCAATGTAAGGGCTGTCATAGCTCTTACTTGGCACAGGATATAGGCACTGAATTAACTTTCAATGAAGTAAGGAAACTTATCAAGAAGAATAGTGGAGTTAGCTGTATAGCTATTATGGGAGGTGATGCAGAGCCAGACAAAGTAAATACTTTGGCTTCTTTCATTACTAACCATTATAATTCCATAAAGGTAGCTTGGTATAGTGGAAGGCAAGAGTTGAATAATAATATTGACCTGTGCAACTTTGATTATATAAAACTTGGACCCTATAAGGAAGAGTTTGGTCCACTTAACAGTAGGACTACTAATCAGAGATTCTATAAAGTTAGTGATGGAGAATTAGTAGATATAACAAGCAGATTTTATGACAGAAATTTGGAAACCTGTAGCGGGATATGAAAGTCAATATCAAGTATCAAACCTTGACAATGTAAAATCCCTTAATAAGGGAATATTAATGTCTCCCTCTACTACTCCTAATGGATACTCTATAATTAATCTTAGTAATAATGGTAGAAGGAAGTGTTTTGCAATTCATAGGTTAGTAGCTCAAGCTTTTCTGTCTAACTATAATGATTCACTGGAAGTTAATCATAAAGATGAGAATAAAGCTAATAATTCTGTAGAAAATCTTGAGATGTGCACCAGGTTATATAATATGAGATATGGCACTGGTATAATAAGGCATGCTGAGAGTAAAAGAGCTAATAATCATAGAAAAGTATTACAGTATGATTTAGACGGAGGTTTAATTAAAGAGTGGGAGAATGCAAGAATAGCATCTGAAACTCTTGGAATTAGTCATGCTAACATCATAGTAGCCTGTAGAGGCTATTATACTAAGAATAGTAGGAAATATCCTGTAAAGTCAGCTTATGGGTATATTTGGAGATATGCAAATTGATAAAATATAAATTTTGGAAACATGAAACTGAAAATTAAAGTAAAAGTATTGACTGAAGGCTGTATGCCTGTGATTAATGAGAATGGTGATTGGGTTGATTTGAAATCAGCAGTAGATATTACTATTCCTGCACCACAGTCTGATGTCCTCAAAAGGAAGACCATTGAAGGAGAGAGAGTAGGTCATAGGAATGTAGAGATTCCTACCTATTATATTCCTCTTGGAGTTGCAATGCAACTACCACAAGGATTTGAAGCTATTATTGATTCTAGGAGTAGTGGTCCTAAGAAGTTAGGATTATTCATTCCAAATGGTCAAGGTGTAGTGGATAATACATACAATGGTAATAATGACCAGTGGCACTGTGTATGTTCTCCTATGAGGGAGACTGTCATTGAAGCAGGTGATAGAATCTGTCAATTCAGGATTCAACTTAGTCAGAAAGCTACTATGTGGCAGAAGATTAAATGGCTACTAAGTTCAGGTATTGAACTTGTGGAAGTGGATGACTTAGGTGATAATAACAGAGGAGGATTTGGTACTTCTGGTGTTAAGTAATAACTAAAAAGAAAGCATGAAGCATGGTATTAGAAGTAATTGGTATTATACTTGCAGTAATCATTCTATCTATTATCATTAATGGTATAGAAGATTACTGTAAGCAGAGCAAAAGGGTAAATATGTCTTTCAAAGAGGCTATGGATTTGGTAGAGTTGCCTGTGGTAACATTCTATAATGGAGATAAGAAACTTAACTTCTTGTTGGACACTGGAAGTAACATCTCCCAAATCAACAGCTCTATTCTTCCTCTTCTTGACCATAAGAAGATAGAGGAAAAAAACATGGATGTAACAGGAATTGAAGGTAATAAGGTGAACACTGAGTTCTGTGAAATGACAATCACTTATAAAGGACAAGAGTTTGTAGGTGATTTCTGCATTCATGACTTGGATGATGCCTTTGCTATTGTCAAGGAGGAGTCTGGTGTACAGATTCATGGTATTCTTGGTAGCCTGTTCTTCCAAAAGTATAAGTATGTCTTTGACTTTGAAAGTCTTATTGCTTATTCTAAGAAATAATGGAAGATATTATAAAACTTAGGTCCAGATATGGAGCTATAAACTACCTCAAGAAAATGCCTAAACCTGATGGTACTGATTCTAAAACTTATGTACTTAAAACTGATGTACCCACATTAAGAGTAGGTGAAGTTCAGGGAGGAAATAAGTTTATTGACCCATCAGGGGGTCCAATGATTGTGGTAGGATGTGAGCTTGAAGAAGCCAAGGCAGTTGTCAAATCTATAGACTTTATTGAGGGTTATGGATGGACTATAACATTTGAATGATATGATATATTTAGTTACTAAAAATCAGGAGCTATTTGAAAATAGTGCCTATAAAATAATAGGGGTAGATGAAAGTCTATCCCTATTAAAACCTCTCAGAATTGTAGGGCTGGATACTGAAACTAGTGGGCTTAATTGTCATACAGACAGGCTATTATCTTTGCAGTTAGGTTGTTTTGATTTTCAAGTAGTTATAGACTGTTTAACCATAGATATATTACTTTATAAAGCATATCTAGAATCAGACAGATTATTTGTATTGTGGAATGCTAGGTTTGACTTGAAATGGTTATATAAATATGGAATAGTTCCTAAAAGAGTTTATGATGGATTCCTTGCTGAGAAATTAATGTGGTTAGGATTTCCTACTATTCTTACTCCTGAAGTATGGGATACTATAAAGTGTTCAAGATATGACTTTGTTCCTGCTGATGAAAAGAAAAAAACTAAGCCTTACTATATTATATACATGAATCTCAAGAAGGCGGGAGAAATGTATTTGGGTATAGAACTGGATAAGTCTATAAGAGGTCAGATTATCTACAAAGGATTAGTAGGAGAAGTTATAGTCTATGCTGCTTTGGATGTTAAATATCTGGAGAAGATAATGGAATGTCAATTGAAGGAACTTGAAAGAAGAGGTCTTTTAACAGCTATTGATTATGAAAATAGGTTCATACTTGCTTTGGCTTATATGGAGTTTTGTGGTATCAGAATAGACATTGATAGATGGAAATCTAAGATGGCTAAAGACCAAGAGCTTCTTAATAAGTATTTAGACCAAATGAATGATTGGTTTGTAGAACATGAACCTAATTCTAAATATATTATTATTAATAGACAAGGAGACTTATTCACAGGTTTTAATACTAAGCCTGTAGTAACTATCAATTGGAATAGTAGTAAACAAATTATTCCTCTATTCAAGAAGTATGGTGTAGATACTTCTAAGATGGATAAAGAAACCAAGGAAAATAAAGACAGTATAGAAGCTAAAATTCTTAAACCTCAAAGTGATAAGTGCGGTCTTATTCCTCTATATATAAAGTATAAGGAACAGATGAAACTCTGTAGTACTTATGGAGAGAATTTCCTTAGACAAATAAATAAAGAAACTGGTCGATTATATACTAACTTTAACCCTATAGGCACTGATACAGCTAGAATAAGTTCAGGTGGGAAAGATAAAACTAACAAGATTGAGTATGTCAATATGTTAAATCTTCCTGCTGATGCTGAAACTAGAGCTTGCTTTATAGCTGAAGAAGGTAATAAGTGGATTAGTATTGACTATTCAGGACAGGAAACATATATATTGGCTGATATAGCTAATGATAAGGCTATTATTAAAGAACTTACTTATGGTAGTGGAGATATTCATAGTCTAACTGCTTATATGTCTTATAAAAAAGAGATTCCTAGAGATACCCCTATAAAAGATATTAAGAAGTTATATCATAGTCTAAGAAATGAAGCCAAAGGTATTGAATTTGCTATTAATTATGGAGGAGATGCAAATACTATTTCCAATAACAAAGGCATACCTATAGATGAGGCTAGACAGATATATAATGACTATATGTCAGGTTTTAAGGGTATAAAGAAATATCAGGATTTCTGTAGGAAAGATGTAATGCAGAAAGGCTTTATAGAACTTAACCCCAGAGTAGGATATAAAGCTTATATCTATGATTTCCCGTATCTTCAAAAGATTAAATCTAAGTTTCAAGAAGAGGGATTTTGGGATTACTATAGAGAGATGAAAGAAGAAGCTCCTAACTGTGATACTGTACAAATGGTTAAACATTTTTTCAGGAGAAAGTCTAGCTTGGAGAAACAATCTATTAATTATAGAATACAGCATACTGGGGCATTATGCTATAAAGTAAGTATGGTTAATTTCTTTGAATATCTCAGAGCTAATGGTTTATTATTTAAGGTGCTAATTACTGTTACTCCTTATGATGAAATAAATTGTGAAGCTCCTGAAGAGATTGCAGAAGATGTAGCTCAAACTCTATATAATATAATGGTACAATCAGGTGCTTACTTTGTGAAGAGAGTTAAACTTGATGCAGATATATCTAGACATAAAGTATGTGTTAAAGATTTTGTGTTTAATGATGAAGTGGTTATGTCTGAAGGTGATGTTATAGCTTCTATAGGAGAGGATTATTTATTTAATATGAACAAGAATATTACTCTTAAAATAAAGGATTTACCAAAGAGCTATAAAGATTGCTTAAATGATAATGGACCTCTTCCTACTTATTGGGTACATTAATTATGAAAGAAGTAAATGATAATGTAAATCATCCATCTCACTATACACAAGGTGGGATTGAATGTATTGATGCTATGGAAAGTGCTTATGGTACAGAAGCAGTTATTATGTTCTGTATGTGTAATGCCTTTAAGTATCAATGGAGATTTAATAAAAAGAATGGTAGAGAAGATATTCTTAAATGCCAGTGGTACCAGAATAAAATGGTTGAACTACAAAATAAGTTGAATAATAAAGATAAGAATATATGACATTTATAATTCATTTCAAAGATTGACATAGGGAAACCTATAATAATAGGTATGATGAGGATGTAGAGCATGAGAGAGATGCAGCTTGGGATGATGTCTATGCTACATTTCCTGATGCAGAATACATTGAATCTTTCTAAGTCCATCATAGGAGGGTAGAAAGATGAGTGGAATTAAGGTTAGTGTTAAAACAAAGGCTAAAGAGACTCTGAAACTATCTAACCACCTAAGGTCATTTCTTTTTGAACAGGAGTATGGTGAATTGAGTAACTGTACTCCTGCTCAGAAGAAAACTCTTAGGGATGCTTTGTTAGTTTTGAACTCTGTAGTCAGTAAAAGTAAGTAGTATGTTAGGAATTAAAGGCATTCTGAAAGTGTAGTATGAGACAATATACATCAAGAGAGTTCATAAAGATAGTAGAGTTTAATGGTTTCCATTATAACAGACATAGTGGAGACCATGCTATCTATGTGAATGATAAGGGGAGGCATATCAGCATACCTAAGAATCTTGAATGTGTAATTGCTCGAAGACTGATTAAAGAGAATAACTTGATAACAGACATTAAAAGGAGAAAAAAAAAATAATGGACAATTATAATTATCCTATGGGTGCAGATACTAAAGATGCACCCTGGAATCAGGTTGATAATCCTGAAAGGGAAATTGAGGTCACAGTAAGTGTCACCCTTAGTAAAACCGTGAAGATTAAGGTATCTGACTATGAGATTACTAACTCTGGAAAGGATGAAGATGGTGAATATTTTGAGGATATAGATTACTCAAACTGTGACCTTAAAGGGGCAGTTGAAGAGCAATACCCAACTCCTGACAAGATATTGGAGAAATTAGGGGAGTTTGCTGAGAAATACCCTCATAAAGTTTACCCTAATTATAAGACAGGGGTATTCAAGGGTTGGAATGTTGATGACTTTGAAGTTATAGAGGAATACTAAACTTAAAGAAGTATAATGAAAGTATTAAAGATTTATTCAAGAACTTGTGGACCCTGCAAGGTGCTGGAGAGCAATCTCCAGCTTGCAGGTATTCCACATGAAAGTATAGATGTTCAATCTGTACAGGGTGAGGATATAGCATCCAAGTATGAGATAAGGACAGTACCTACTCTCATCTTAGTAGATGATGAGGGAAATGTTGTAAAAAGACATAGTGGTCTGTTAGGTATTCAAGAATTAAAAGAGTTTTGCAATGAAGCTGATTAAACCAAGTTTTGAAATATGGGAACAATCTGCTGGTCTTGAAGGAGTTTATAAACAGATTGAGAAAGTAGGTAGAGTATGTTATAAGTCTGAGGATAAGATAACAGAAGATTCTGCCAAGCCATTTGTAGATAGGATGATTAAGTCTGGTCATGGTGCTATGTTAGAGCATGGTACTGTATATTTACAATATGAGGTTGTAAAGGGTGCTATTAATCCTCTAACAAAATACTATCTCAACAAATACTCAAAAGTTAAAGCAAAAGAGGGAGCAATTGGAGAAACTATGAGATTGTTTGTTACTACTAATCTTAGAGTGTTAGTAGAGAATGGTTGGCTTGATGACTTGCAGTACATCTGTGAACCTACAGAGTACCATGAGAGAAGAGTTACTGTACACTTTGTATGTGATAGAGGTGTATCACATGAGTTTGTAAGGCATAGAGTAATGTCTTTTGCTCAGGAAAGTACAAGGTATTGTAATTACTCCAAGGATAAGTTTGGTAATGAACTTACCTTCATTATTCCTTGTTGGTTGGACATACCAGAAGGAGTAGCATATTTCCATGATGGTATAAATTACAGAGTTGGAGCTACAATGGAGAACCCATTTGGAGAATCTGTGAACTTCAAGGCTTGGGTAAATAAAAAGAGTAATTATGTAGAAGTACATGATTACATTCAAGCATTAGATAGTGCTGAGAAGGCATATTTTAGGTTGATGGATAAATGGGAAAATAGAGTTGCTGATAGAAGATATACTACAGGATTTAGAGGTAATCCATGGACACCTCAGCAAGCAAGAGCTGTTTTACCTAACTCCTTAAAGACAGAATTGGTTGTAACTGGATTTACATCTGATTGGAAGCATTTCTTTGGTCTGAGAGCAATAGGTACTACAGGTGCTCCACATCCTCAGGCTAAGGAATTAGCAGAACCTTTAATGAAGGAATTTATTGCAAGAAAGTATATTAATAACTAAAAAAAAGATTATGGCTTTTGGTATGAAGAAAACAACTATAGCCACTCTTCCTTTTAGTGAAAGAATGGCAAGCATTAAGTCTATGTTTAAGACTGCACATGAGGATGCAAGTAACCTCCATGCAGAAATGGAGCAAGAGATTGCAAAGAAAGAGTCTCAAATTGCTGCATTGCAGGAGGACATCAAAACTATTGATGTTACTAAGCAGGAGGCTGAAACATTTATGTCTAATATAGAAAAGCTTATTTGATATGATTGAACAAATAAATCAGTTAAAGCAAGGTTCCATTATTAGTGAGAGTTCTCACTATATTGTGAACAGAGTGTCAGGCTCTAATGCTTAGCTTACTCATTTTGAAAGTGGTGAAGAGGTTCAGATTGGTATGAGTTATCTGAAGAACTATACTAATTCTGCCGACTTGTTTGAGACTACAGTAAAAGTAACTAAGGAAGATAAGAAGGATGGCACTCTTGGTATTAGAAGTATTTGGGAGAACATTCACTCTGGTCAAGTATTTACTGTATGCTTCAAGAAGCAGGATAAGCCTAAGAGTAAGAGGAAGTTACAGGAAGAGATTGATGCTATTGTAGAGCAGTTCTCAAATAGTATTGACACAGTTAAGAACAATAAGAAAGGCGTTGCAAATGCAGCAAAGAATCTTACTACTGAGCTGATTAATAACCCTATACTTCCTTATGAAGAAGGTGAAGATAGAGTTCTTAGAGGCTATAAGATTCAATTTGAATCAAGAGATGGCAGATATGATTGTGTAGATATGAATATTACCAAGACTGATAAAGAGTCAGGTATTAGACCAGTCAATATCTTGACAATCAAGTGGCTTATATTCAATGGTGTCAAGTACATTGTTGAGTAATCTTATAAGGAGGAGTAAGTTAATCACTTATTCCTCCTTAACTTTTTCCCATAATACCTTGTGTATTACAATTAAATTCCTTACCTTTGCACAAATAATATTTTAAATTATATGAGTTGTTTAATTATAACACCAGAAATTAGAGAATTAGCTAAGAAGTTTCCTAATGAAACAGAGCAATCAGTACTTAACTTGGTTGGACTGTGGCAGGAAAAGAATAATAAGTCTATTGAGGATATTCCAATGGGATATGAACTTCAAGAGTTTATTAAGGAGCTGAGAAGTAGTGAGGCTACTGAACAGCTTGATGAGGCACTTAGAAGTTCTTTTGATACTCCAAGGATTACTTCTGTTGAGGAGCAGCAAAAGGTGGACCTACTCTTTGACCCAAGAACAAGAAGAGATAGAGTAACCCTTATTGCAAGATTCTTCAGCAATGAAGTTGATAATGCCTTGCAGGAAATGACTGATTCTTTGAAGAGAAGAATTGATGATGCCAGTGGTGTAGAGAAAGAAGAATTGCAGGCTGAACTTAATAGCTTGGATAGATTCTCTGCTATAAAGAAGTACACTCCTGCTGGTATATTCAAGAGAGTATCTAACATCTTCAATTCTTATGTACAAGATACAGAAGAAGGTAGAATACAGCAAGAATTTAATGCAATCAATTCTATGAGAGGTGCAGATAAGTTCTCTGATGAGCAGAAATTAGAAGCTGCCAAGAAGAAAGCTACTTATAAGAATCAGGAATACAAGAAGATAGTTGATGACCCTTATGTCTACAAGGCTCTTGCTGAGGAAGCAAGTACTTTGCTTGTAATGACTGAGGGTATTAGGATAGACCCCAACTACATTGCACCTGCTGATGCAAACCTCAATGATGATGACCCTGATGGTAACAGTGAGGTAGATAATGAAGCAGAGGATTGGAGACAAGAAGAGGCTTATAAGGATGGATGGATGACTAATTTCAGACAGGTAAGTTCACATGAGTCTCTGTCACAAGCTGTAAGAAAAGTAATCAGACAAGTACCTAAACTTGACTATAGAGGTAAGTATGAAAAGGATGATTTAGGTTTCACAAGATACCTTGATGCTGACTATGTTCATGCTACTTTCATTGACAAGTTAAGGAACATGATTAACTCTGATGATATGCTTCCTTTGATGCAGGATTTGCAAAGAATCAAGCCTTGGGTTAAGCAAGTAACCAAGTTACTTCAAGGTGATGAGACTTTATTCTCTCAGTTCTATCAAGACTTCAGAAAGGATTTTATGCCTTACTGGATTCAAAAGAAGAAGGTGATGCCTGATGGTACTTTCAAGATGGAAACTATTGCCATCAATAAGCCTGAAGGTGTGTATTATCTCCTTGATGCTTGGAGAGATAACTATGAGAATGGAGTACAGCTTGATGATGATAGTGTATATGGGAAGAATGGGGAAATAAACAAGGATAATGCAGCTAAAGGTTTACAATGGACTGAGACATTGAACAATATGTTCCAGAACCTTGATACAGAATCCAGACTTCAACTCTTGGAGAGAGAAGATGTATGGAATACCATAATGAAGTTGCTTCATATGTTAGGTATTGATGCCAATCCTTCTGTATTAAAGACTGCATTAACTGATATAAAGACAGCTCCAGGTATCACATTTACTGACCCAATTATGCTTCTTTTACCACAATTGAATGTTATATTCAGTGGTATTAAGAAAGGTGAAGTCAAGTCTGAGACAAGAGAGGATGGTACTGAGAAGAGAGGAGACCTTATCAATACTTTTGGCTCTGCTTACAACATGATTGCAAGTATGATGGCAGAAGTAACTGAGGATGCTATTGAGAGTAGTGTCAGAGAGAATGATAAGTCTTACTATTCTCATGTTACTCCTAACTACTTAGGTAAACTTATTAAGAATCTCAAGAATGTTATGAATGACAAGGAGAGATTTGAACAGTTTATGCAGACTGAGTTCAAAGACTATGAGTGGTTCTTTAAGGATGGTCATTGGAGAAATGACTGGCTAAGACAGCTTGCAGAGTCTGATGAATTGAGAAGAGGTCTTAACCATAAAGTAGTGCTGAACTCTGATAAGGCAGACTATACTAATTGGGATGATTTGGACTATACTTTAGCTCTTCTTACAGAGTATTGGGGAGACCCTGACTCTGCAAAGTCAAGTATAAAATATGCTTGGTATCATGTTCCTATTCTTTCAGATAGTCCTTCTGCTGAATTTATCAGATTCAGAAAGTACACAACAGGTGATGTGCTTGATGAGAATGGTAAGAAAAGAACCTATGATGATGTTATCCTTGACAAGTTAGTAGACTTGGTTAATCAAGAGTATGACAGAATCATGCTGGTTAGAGAAAGGGATGAGGCTTATCAGAGTGGAGATAAGAGTGTAGAGCCTATTGCAAACTATGATATTGTCAGAAAGAAAGATGGTAGTATAAAGAGTATGGGAGGTGCAGAATTTAAGTTCCTTCCTGCACTTAACAACATCAGATATGACAATGGAGAGACATTCATTGATAGGTTAAGCAGACTTAAATCCAAAGGCACTGGTGCTGAACTCAGAAACTTTCTAAGAACTGCTCTTAATGACATGATGGAAGATGGTTTTGAACAGACCTACAGAGATTGGTCAAGGGCAGGACTGCTTGATGAACTTCCTAATGGCAAGTACAAGTATCTTCCTTTTGAAGGTCAGTCCAAGCAGAATGCAATAACTGCAAAAGCACTTATTAAGGCTAAGGATGCTTTAGGTTCATTATGGAATACCAATATGGAACTAATGCTTAGAGCCTACAACAATAATAGTGCTTTTGATAGCAGAGAGGCTAATAGCCTAATGGAGCAAATCAAGGCATTACTTACAGATAAGGCAACAAGAGGTGAGATGGAGTTGAAAGATGCTCAGTCAATCTCAAGAAGCCTGTTTGTTAAGAACAATGCTAAGGATGCACTTAGGGAATACTATTGGAACAGTAAGTTAGCTACTTCACAAATTATCCAGCTTACTACTACAGACCTTGCTTTCTATAAGAATCTTGAGGACTTTCAGAAGAGATATAAGGAGGTTCATGCTCCTGCCCTCAGACTGAATACTAAGGCTACTTATAAAGGTGAGAGAATTGGTAGGGACTGGGAAAGAACTATCTACTTGAAGGATGATGAGATAGTATCTTCTGTACTTGAAGACATCAAGACTGTACTTGATGAAAGGGTTAGAAGAAATGAAATGACTAAGATAGACAGAGATAATATCATCAGCAAGTTCAGAAATGTGAATGTAGCAGATGCTCAGGCATATAGAAGTTTGAGTTCCTATAGGGCAATACTTGGTATGTCAGGTCAGTGGACAGATGATATGGAGCAGGCATATAACAACTTCAAGAATGGAGATTGGAATATCAAAGACTTCAATATCATTTGGCAGACTAAGAAGCCTTATGTTTATACACAAGTCAATAATAACAGTGGCATTGAAGGTCATACTGGAATTAAGACTCCTGTACAGCATAAGAACTCAGAGTTCCTATTACTTGCTATGCACGAACTAATTGCTGGTCCTTTAGGAAGGTCAGGTAAGCTGAAAGCCATAAATAAGTTTATGGAGGACAATCAGATTGATGTAGTTCAGTTTGAGTCTACTACTAAGGTTGGGAAACAAGGTGTAATAGATTTGAATGATGTAAATGCAGAGGCTGATGTAATTCAGAGGCTTAAAGATGCTACAGGCATTGGATTTGGTAATGAGAATCCTAATGTAGTACATAAAGTATCTTATGAAGATTATGGTATTCAGACTGCAACTCCTGAACATGCTATTGATGCTGTTCAGTTGGTAGGTACTCAGATTAGAAAACTAATTACTGCTGACATCTCTGATGATACAATCATTGAGGTTAATGGTAAGAAGATGACTAAGAAGGAATGGCTTGACCTGTACAATGCTATCAACACTGAGAACATTCTTCAAGCATTTGCTGATGCAGATGAGATATTCAAAGACCCAAAGAAGGTGGAAGAAATCTTACTTGAAGAGATAAGAGGCAATCAAAGATATGGTATGGATATGATGAGGGCTTGTACTCTTGATGAGAACAACAACTTCAATATCCCTCTCTTTGACCCTGTGCAATCTCAAAGAGTACAGACACTCCTTAATAGTGTAATCAAGAGTAGAATTACTAAACAGAAGATTAGAGGTGGAGCTTTAATTCAGGTATCTGATTATGGCTTGACTGATGAACTTCATGTAGTATTTGAAGGTGAAGGTGCTAACAAGAGGATTAAGTATCTTGAATGTTATATGCCTGCATATAGTAGAGAGTTCTATGAGCCTCTCATGGACCCAAATACTCACCAACTTGATGTAACTAAACTTCCTGAGGATTTGAGAAAGTTGATTGGATATAGAGTCCCAACAGAGGATAAGTACTCAATGGCTCCTCTGTATATTAAGGGATTTCTTCCTCAACAGAATGGTTCTGCAATCATGCTTCCTGCTGAGATTACTACCCTGTCAGGTTCTGACTTTGATGTGGATAAGATGTATATCATGTTACCTGAGTTTAATATTAAGAAACTATATAATATCAATGGAGCTTGGGATGACTTCTATCTTAATAACCCAGATATTGTAGATGAGATTGATAGAAACTTAGGTGAGGCACTTACACAATTTATTAAAGAGCAGACTGAAGATTGGGATGAGGCAGCAGACTTGGATGACATAGCTGACTTTACAGAAGAGTTTAATAAATGGTTAAAGAAAGAAGATGTTAAAAGATACCAATTCTCTGAAACTGCACAGAAGAAATTCTCTGAATGGTTTAAAACTAATAAGAAGAATTACTTCATTGGGAAGAAGATAGAAAAGGTAAAGTATGACTTCAATAAGTCTCCACAGGAGAACAGTCTTAAAGCAAGGAATAACTTGTTGATAGATATGATGTATGGAGTTCTGACTAATGCAGATACAGCTTCAAAGATTCTTAACCCAGGTGGCTTTGATTATCAGAAGAAGTCTGCAAGAATAATGACCATTCTCAATGATTCTTATGAGAGTGACTTGGCTCAAGCATTAAAGGATGTAGGTGTAGAACTTAATAAGACTATACAGAAAGGTGTAAAGTCTTATCCCAAGTCTATTGCTTCATATCTATTTGACTTAGACCTTGATACTCTTGATAAGTTGGCAGAAAAGACAAAAGTCAAGATGGACCCATTATCACCAAGAACTCAGGTAATGTTACACCAACAGAACATGACTGGTGCTAAGTTGATTGGTATTTATGCCAACCATAATGCAAACCATGCTTTGATGCAACATACTCAGTTAGCTTTGGATGAAGAAAATGGCTCATTTGTATTGAATGGAAAGAGACTTACATCTTTACATGATATTATGAATGGTGACAAGGAATTTATCTCAAAGAATAATGCTGGATTCTTGGCTGCTTCTGTGGATAATGTTAAAGACCCTGTGCTTGCAGCACTTAATCAGAATACTTTCACTGCTGATGCTTCTATGCTTCTCTCAAGATTAGGCTATAATCCTATTGAGATAGGTCTGTTAATGATGCAGCCTATTGTACAAGAGATTACTCAGACCTATTTCAGGGAGAGTAGAGAGGGCAAAGGCAAAGATACTATCATTGATGAAGTACTGGATAAGTATAAGGAGAAGGCTGCTCTTAATAATGACTTGACTTATGATAACTACAAGAATAATAGCTTCTATATTGAAGAGCTTGCAGACAGTATAATGCTTGCTAAGGAGGCTGTTACTGACAGGTCTCAGACTTATGATTTCAGAAAGATTGAGTTCTATCAGAAACAAGTTGCAGTTGGATATTTGTTCAAGAGAATTATGAACTCTGCTGATGCTTTAGGACAGTTAGTACAGGCTACAAGGTCTGATACCCAAGGAGGTGCTGCTGGTCCCACTATTGCAGATACAGAGTTGAAGATGCAGAAAGTGAAAGACCTGTTAGACCAAATAGAGAATAATGACAAGTTCCCATTGAAGAATGCCAATGTAATACTTGATGGTCTGTTATCAGATAGTCCTGACACTGACACTCTAAGAGAAAGACTATTGTCAGCTCCTCTTCCTTTCTTACAGGCTTTCTATACTCTTGGCTTACAGAAAACAGAGGAAATGTTAGGGTCTTACTTCCCTCAATATACTGAATCATTCAGAGCTGTAATTGATGACCTTAGAGACATGACAAAGACTGGTAAGTTGAATGTAAAGACTATGAACAGTATTTATAATGACTTGCTTGCCTACATCATGTCAAAGAATGGATTCTTTGGTTCTGAATTGATTGTAAACCCAGACTCAGAAGTAGGTGATATTATTGTGACTTCCTCTGACAAGAGAAAGGATTTCATCAATAACTTCCCTGAATACTTCAAGAGAGTGGTTACAGATAATGAGGATATAGCTGACCTTGAATTTATTAAGAGACTCAAGGTAATCAGGGCAAATGACAATAATCCTGTAGACACAGTAGTGTTTAAGAATGTAGGTCAATTAAGTCCTACTTTGAGAGAAAGATATATGAGAGATTGGGCATCTCTATTGTATATGAGTAACCCAGAAGCTCAGAAACTTGCTCTTAACTTATTCAGATACAGCTATTATAGGAATGGCTTTGCATTTGGACCTTCAACCTTTATCCATTTGGCACCTGTGGCAGTGAGAAATGCTATCCCAGAGTACATAAGTACATTGAGAACTCTCTTGTCATCAAGTGATGACTATAGTCAATTTGTAGACCAGTATGTCTATAACCACTTGGATAATAGAAAGTTGGTTCCTGAAATCCCTGATACAGCCTCTGTCCAATTCATAGGAGAGGATAATGAAGTTAAGGATGAAGTTACATTTGTAATTGATGATAATGCTACCTTTGGAGATAAGAAAGTTATCAAGAAAAGGATAGATACTCCTGATGGTCCTGCTTATGACTTCTTTAAGTATATAGGTAGAAGAATCAGAGGAAGTTATGTCTATTACAAACTATCATCTGTAGGTACTGAACAAACTAATGTTGCAACCTATGAAAGGATTGAACCATTAGGTTTCAGAAACAGCTTCATTGAATATGAATATGGCAAGGATGTAGAGGAGATGGAAACTGTAATTGATAAGAATAGGAAAGATTATGACCCTTATGCAGATACATTGTCAAGATTTGACCTTGGAGATGCTGAGGTTGATTATGATTCTATGCCTGATTATCAGAATATGCCCCAAGAGTATTGGGATTCTATTCCACAAGTAGATACTGATGCTTTCCAACAGGTATATGGCACTCCTCTTGATACTTCTGCTCCTAAGGCTGATGATGTAACAGCTCTTCAGCCTAATACAGAGTATAAGGATGAGAATGGTGATAGTATTTGTGGTGCTCCAACAACTATATAGTTTATAAAATATGGCAAGAAATTGTGCAATTATTCCAAAGGTGAAGAATAGAAATGGTCAGGTAGTGGACAGCAAGTTATTCAAGGACTTGCTGTCCTTCACCTCTAACAATAGAAGTGAGACTACAAGACTGTATCTTATCACAAAAAGCAGTCAGTTCATAAAGGACTGGCAACCAAGATTAACATTAGATGAAAACAATGAACCTACATTGAGAAGTTTGCTAAAGCAGACTAATCTTAGTAAGGTCATTCCAGAGACTAAAGTACTTGAAAGGCTTAATAGAGAAATAGGGTACTATAAGAAGGGAATGGACAGACCAGCCTTATGGGTAAACAATGATGAGAATTATCAGAAGTTGAAACAGAAGGCTATAGCCTTTAATCAGAACTCAGAGTATAGGGATGATTATGTAGCTAACATAATCAAGATACAAGATTCTGAATCTCCAAGAGTATTCATTGGAGTAAAGGTTGAGAAAAGAAACAGGCTTAACTCTGTTGATGCAGATAAGATGGAATACAATGAAAATCTTAATAATAGGTTGAGAGGTATTCTTGAATCTCATGGAATAGGGATAGGTGCTTTGACTGACCTTGAAAAGAGAATGGGTATTCATGGTGTAACTGACTTTGATGTTGCAAGAAATGTAGCAAATGGTCTTGTTGAAATGATTAGGCTTGCTAATGGTATTCAAGGTGAAAGAGCACTTCCTGAGGAATTTGCACACTTTGCCATTGAAGCTATGGGGGATAATCCACTTATCAATAGACTTATCAATAACATATCTTCCAATGGATTGGCAAGAGAAATTATAGGTGAGGACTATGACACCTATGATGCCTTATATCATAGTGATGAGGCTAAGTTGGCAAAGGAAGCTGCGGGTAAATTACTTGCAAAACATCTCCTTCAAGGAGAGAAAGTCCCATCTGCTCCTTACAGTAATCTGCTGCAAAGAGTAATTCAAGCAGTTAAGAATTTCTTTAAGAACATTAGTGCAAGTCCTATACAAAGAGCCATGAAAGAGGCTGATAAGAACTTTGGTTCTTTAGCACAGCAAATCCTTGATGGTAGTATGGATGAGGCTATTGACATTAGCAATATTACTTCAAGTGGGGTGTTTTATAATACCTCAGAGAGAGTGGCAAGAGATAAAAAGCTGCTTCAAGGAATCATTGAGAATGAGTTGAAGAGATTGAAGATTTATGAAAAGAGAAATCCTAATAGCCAGTTTAGTGTTAATCAAAGGTTACTCATTGATAGATTGGAGACTGAATTAGCTGACAACAATGAGATTGAGGGTATCTATACTTTTGTTGAGAATGCTCTTGAAGAATTAACCAAGGTAAGTGATAGGCTTACTATGTTGCAGAATACTCCTGCTACCAATGTTAATGAAAAAGCTGGTGTTCTAAGAGATGTCAGAAACTACTTGTACAGTTACAAGCATATTACTGATGATATTAGAAAGGCTCTTATTGATGAAGAGAGATATGCAGACAATAGATATGGTCAAAGAGTAAGGGTTGTGTTAGACAACACAACTACACTACTTGGAGACTTGTTTGTCAGATACAACAATGTAGCAATGCCTCTCTTTGTTGATTTTATTAAACCTTTTGTAGGGGAAAGTATAACTGTTCCTTTTGGCAAGTACAAGGGTAAGACTATGACTGCTGAAGACTTGGTTAAGATAGCTGACAAGGATATATCTTTCTTTGATAGATGGCTTGATTCTATGGCAGACTCTTCAGATTATATGCTGAAAGTTATGGACCAAGCTGTCAAGAAGAGTAAAGAAAATGCAAGGTTGGAGACTATCAATGTTATGAAGGAGCTTCAAGCTGCTACCATTAAGTTAGAGCAAGCTGGAATTAAGAACACTGATTGGATGTTTGAAAGAGATAGCAAAGGTAATCTTACAGGTAATTATATCTCTGAGATTAACCAAGGCTTATTCAAGGAGAAAGTCAGAGAAATGTTCAAGTCCCTCAATGAGAAGTATGGCAAGAATCCTGTAGGAGATAATGCAGAGAAGTACAGAAAAGAGAGACAGGCTTGGTTTGATGCTAATATGGAAGTAGTCAATGGAAAGAAGCAACCTAAAGTATCAATCTATGGCAATAAGGCTTATCAGAATTTGAATCCTGCCCAAAAAGAATACTACAATAGGATTATGGAGATAAAAGCCAAGCTGGATTCATACCTTCCTGACAAGTACACTACCTTAACTAATGCAGTTAAAATCAGAAAGGACTTACTTGAAAGAGTGAAATCCTCTGATGGTGTAAAGTCTGGAGCCAAACAACTGTGGGAAAGTGTAAAAGATGAGTTCATTAGGAGGACTGATGACACTGAGTTTGGAGACAGAGCTACAGTAAAGGACTTTGAAGGTAAAGAGGTGCAAGTACTTCCTATCTATTATACCAAGATGAAAGAGGGTGAAAGTCCTAATGACCTATCTACTGATATAGTATCTACTCTCACAGCTTATGCAGCTATGGCTAATGACTTCAATGAAATGAATAAAGTAATTGATGTTCTTGAGCTTGGCAGAGATATGCTGAAAGAAAGGGAGATTATACAGACAAGAGGTGGTAAACCACTGGTTGAAAAGTTCAAGTCTGTAGGTAGGAAAGTTGAATCTACTCTCACTAAGTCTGGTGATGAAACAAGGTTCATGCAGAGACTGAATGACTTCTTTGAAATGCAGGTATATGGCAGGTATATGGCTGATGAGGGTACATTTGGTAATACTAAGATTGATAAAGGAAAGGTAGCTAACTTTGTTAATAGGATGACTTCCCTCAATATATTAGCTGTCAATGTACTATCAGGTATTTCCAATGTGGCTACAGGTAAAGTAATGATGAGAATTGAGTCCTTTGCAGGTGAGTTCTATAATGAATCCAATACCTTACATGCTGATAGAAATTATGGTAAAGCATTGCCAGAGTACTTAGCTGAGATAGGTAACAGAGTCAAGACAAGCAAGCTTGCTTTGTGGGATGAATTATTCAATGTATTGCAGGAATATGAAACTGATGTTAGAGAGGTAAACTTTGACAGAAAGACTTGGTTCAGTAGAATGTTTGGTACCTCTGCTTTATTCCTTATGAATAATGCTGGTGAGCATTGGATGCAGAATAGAACTTCATTAGCACTTGCAGATGCTTATAAGATGAAAGCTCCTGATGGTAAAATAGTTTCCTTATGGGATGCTATGGAGGTGGTTCCTATAGATAAGAACAACAAGAAGTTAGGTGCTAAGTTGCAGTTAAAGCAAGGTTATACTAAGGAAGATGGCTCTGCATTTACAAGGGATGATATTATAGCATTTAGTAGGAAATCTGCTGCTATAAATCAGAGAATGCATGGTATTTACAATAAGGCTGATAGAAGTGCAGTGCAAAGATTAGCTGTAGGTAGAATGGGTGTTATGTTTAGAAAGTGGATTAAACCATCTTTTAACAGAAGATTCAAGTCTGCTACATATAACTATGATTTGCAATCATGGACAGAGGGTTATTATAACACCACAGACAGGTTCTTGATGCAGCTTGCTAAGGAATTGAAGGAAGGTCAGTTTGCATTAGCTGCAAATTGGAACCAACTTACCAAGACTGAAAAGGCAAATATCAAGAGAGCTGCAACTGAGGTTGGTCATTTCTTGGCAGTAGCACTTGTGCTTGGTCTTATGGACTGGTCAGATGATAAGGATAGACCTTGGCTGGCTAAGATGGCAGAATACCAAGCAAGAAGATTATACACTGAATTAGGTTCACAAATTCCTGGACCTCAGATGGTTGGAGAAGGATTGAAGATTCTTAAATCTCCTGCTGCTGGTATCAACACTCTTGAAAATACTCTTGATTTAATTGGACTTATGAATCCATTTAATTATGAGGTATTTGCTGGAGAAGATGCCTTAATCCAGTCAGGCAGATATAAGGGAGAATCTAAAGCAACAAGACTATTCTTTGAGTCTCCTCTTATCCCAATGAATAAGACCATTTATAGAGGTTTGCATCCTGAGGAAGGTATTCCATTCTTTAAGCAATAAAGTTAATTGTTAATAATAGAAAGGGGAGTGAGTAGATTAAGTTCTACTCCTCCCCTTATTTTTTTTTATTTCCTACAAAATAAAAGGGAAGTAACATTTCTGTTACCTCCCTAATAAAAAATTTCATCCTACTGACTAAAAGGCTATACACTTAACAGCTTGGTCTCTTTCCTCTTGAGAAACTGAATCAAACTTCTCTGCTGTCCAACCTTTCTTCAATAGGTTCTCTTGTGCAGACTCACTTAGAGTATTGAATGAAGTGGTAGTTGAAGTAGCACCTCTCAACTCACTGATAGTAGGAACTTTGAATGTGCTATCTGCATATTTACCCTCATTAATTCTTCTATAGTAATCTATCAGAGAAGGTCTTATGTTATTCCAGTTAGTAACCTTGGTAAAGAGTTCCTTGAAGAAATCAAGTATTCTCTTACCCAAGCCTCTATTCTGTCTTGTCATTACATACTCTCTGAATCCCTCTGCCATGTCTTCCTCTAATGATAGGTTATCTTTTTCACCATATAACTTCTTTGCTTCATCATATAGTGCCTGTCTCTCATTATTGTCAAGAAGAAGATTGAATACAGCATGAAATGCTTCATGGTATGCAGTACCTTCAGCAGCTATATCAGACAATGTGATTACACCTTTATCAAATTGACCCCAAGCTAAAGCACCTTGTCTACCTACTTTAATAAGACCTTTTACTACTTTTACTCTGTCTTGTTCACTTAACTGAGGAAGTACTTTATTTAACCATTTAAGTTCTTTCTCTTGATTCCATACAGGAGTTTCTGTAGTATCCTTTGCCTTTCTTAGGATAAGTTCATCCTCAAACTCCTCATCATGGTCATTTATTGCCTTTTCCTTTTGAGCAGTATAGGCAGCACCTGTCTGGGTATTACCTTGATTAATAGTTGCAGGAGTCTCTACAGTAGTAATAGGAGCAACACTTACAGTAGGTACTGCATCAGGGTCAAACAATATAGTCTTTTCTGATGCTAAGTCTTTCATTCTTTGAGGATTACCTAATAAGGCTTTCCTAATGGAATCCTCAACTTGAGACTCACTCATACCTCCTTGTACAGGATTATTCCTTATAAGTAAGAATGTTTTACCATTAGGAAATACTGCATAGTAATTATTTGAAGCTACATGAGCTGCTTCTCCCTGTCTGCCAAATCCCTTGGTTATATTAGGAACCTTGGTTATATGGACATCTACTTCTGTAATACCTGCAATAGGAGTTAAATACCCTTTATGTAACTTGCCCTCCAACTCAAAGTAACCTACTCCCTCATCAGCATTATTCATACTGTGTTCAGGTGTCAAATCTTCAATAGGGTTCTGTGTCTCTAATGAAGTTTCAAAGATAGGTAACACTGTCTGAGCTTGTGCTGGAGTAGCAGGAGTTTCTGTAGATTTATCTACTCTAACTGCACTTACCAAAGGCACATTAACAGCAGGATTATATGTAATAGGAATACCCTTTTCACTTTGTACTGATGATACATTCTCCTTATCATAACTCAATACAAATGGCATTACAGCCAACTTAGTAACTGGTACACCATACTGAGATTCAAATAGGTTCTTGTAAGCAGAAAGTTGTAAAGTATAGTAATCCTTTGCACTCATTCTTTGAGTAGCAGATGGAGTGGTAAAGTAATTAACCTTGTGACCATATCTATCTGTAAAGTCATAGAAACTATATCTGCTTGTCTTTACATCATAGATTCTAAAGTTACCATCCTTGTCAATAGAAAGAATATCAACCTCACCTGCAACTCTTGTACCATCAGGATATTTCTGGAACAATACAATATTATCAGCAAGGAATCTCTCTCCCATTTGCTCCATATTTGACTTAATCCTATTAAGGAAAGTAATCAAATCTATGAAAGCACTTTCTGACATATTGGATGGTCTTGCTATCTTAGATACATCTCTTATAGTAAAGTACTGTCTGATGATACTATCTACTGCTGAACCAGCATCAAGTGCCCTTTGTGAATTAGTACCAGACATCTTGTCTCTTACTATATTCACAATAGTATCTCTACTCTTGGCATCAGTCTTACCTCTGTAGGCAGTCAAGTCTACCTTAAACTTGTTCTCCAAGTATTTCAGGTAATTCTCATACTGAGTAAGATTATCTACAAACTTGCTAAGATTAAGTCTTGCTAATTCAAGAGCCTTTGTCTGCTTGTCAGATTCTACCCAATTAGAGCCTAATCTGCTATGTACCCTACTATACTGATGATATTCACCATCATCTTCAAGTACATAATAAAACTCACCATCAGTTCTTGTCTTATCTACCCTCTTTTGGTTCTCATATATTTCACTGACAACCTCCTTAGACTTGGCAACTCTATCCTCTCTTTCCTTCTTTCTACCTGCAATAGTATCCTTTACATCTTGTGCATCCTGACCACTGAGATATACTTGCTTACTTCTGTCAAGTACCTTACCATCAGGAGTAAGGACTTTGTTATCTACCATCATTGAAGAGTTAGTAGAATCCCCAAAGTTATCTTGTGCCCAAGCTAAATCAAACAATATTCTGTTACTGTCAGTAACTTCTACAGTCCTGCCTTGGTCATCCCTAATAGTATTTGTCTTTAAGTCTACATAGTATGGCTTGTTTGAAAATGTAGATACTATTCTTGTGCCTGTAATAGCACCTTCAGTGCCACCTACAGGTGTCTCTATCTTCCTCTTAGGCTGAGGTGCTACAGAAGCTGGGCTTATAGCCTGATGCAGATTACCCTCATTATCAAAGTAATCAGTTGTGAACCAGTTACTTCTTACTGAAGCTTCAGTAATATTTGAAGTAAGGATATTAGAGTTTATCAATCTGTTGTTGTATGCACCTTCATTTATTCTCCTTGCACTGACTTGCAAAGGAAGATTAAACTTAACAAGGTGTCCAAGTATCTCATTGTATATATCCTCAGGATTCCTGACAGTTCTTTGTAATCTCTCATCATTTGCTTCTTTAGCAGCATCTTCATTAAGTGCAAATTCTAATCCACCAATAACAGTACTTTTACCAAAGTCAGTGAAATATACATTATACTTGTCCTCCTTGATTTGCTCCTTTCCATTAATGACCACTTTCTCATAAGTACCATCTGGCTTTCTTACCTTCTTACTGATAACAACACCATTACCTGTTCCACTCCTGAACCAAGTAACCATAATATCCTGCATATACAAGTCTTGTGCCAAGTCTTGCATAGCAGCAGATACATCATCCTGTGATGTAGCAGTTGATAACTTAGTAATGGCATTCTTTATATCTTCTCCAACAGGAGTAGAACTTACTGAACTGTCATTTAGGTTGAACTCCTCATTATTGAAGTGCTTAACTCTTACAGCAGCAGGAGAATACTTACCAGCTCCATTAGGTATAAGCAGATATAATCTACCTTCCTTTTGGCTCATATCCACTGGCTTGATGATAAGGTTGTCATCAATCTTACTATTAGTAGTAAGAACACCATTCTTTATAATACCAAAGATAGGCTTTCTATCAGTTGAAGATACATTAGATATCTCAGATAGGCTTCTCTCAGTATTACTATAAGGGATTCTACCTACCATTACCTTAGATACCTTTGTAACAGGTGTGGCAATAAACTTACCAGTCTTATTCTGCCTGTTAGCATACTCACCTCTTATCTTCTCTTCAAGACCCTTCAGACCCTCATACCTTGAAACACTATAATCAGATTCATCCAAACTACCTACTACTTGGTTGTTTCTCTTGTCTGCAATGAAAATTGTATTCTCATTATAGTCTGGGTCAATCATAAAGCCAAGTTCATCACCTGCCTTTAAGTTACCCTCATTTACATATCTGAATGCTCCTTGGTCTCTTAGATAACCATAGATGCCAGAGAAATCTACATTCTTTTCTCTTTCATTTACTACAATATCAAATGGTCTAAAGTCTCCTTCTTTACTTGCTTCTATATGCAATTCAGGTATAGCAGGTCTATAGAATTGATTAGAAGTATCTCTACTTGGTCTCTGTGGAGTTTCTACCCTTTCATTGGCTTTCTTATTCTCCTCATTAACCATCTCAGCAGTTATATTACCTACAGGCAATTCTGTTGTAGGTAAGTCTCCACTACTTGTTACAGCAGGAGTAGTAGATGTACCACTGTCTCCTGTAGCAGTCCTATCATCACCTCTTACAGTTCCCTCTCTTTTTTCTATAGGCTTCTTATATTCAGGTGAGAATCTGTCCTTGAATCTATTGTCATTGTTTACTTTTGACATTGCATTCTGCAAAGCATATTGAGCTTCCTGGAATCTTGTTGCAGACAACTCAACATCACCTTCAGAATCTTCATCAAAGGCATTCTCATTGTTGATATAAATTGAGTTAGGATTAGCTAATTGTTCAAGGTTTTCAGAGTTACTGAACTGGTCTTGAAGGAGTTTCATAGCATCTTGCTTAACTTGTGGTTCTGCATCTGACTCATTAAGAACTCTCCTCACTTCATTATTGTATTGTGAAGTTTCTCTGTAGTTCTTAGCCATTTCACTGCCATCATCCTCTAAAGCCTTTAGGGTTCTATCCCTATTCTCTACATCATCCTGACTATCTAATATAGTCCTGAACTCTTGTAAATTCTGTGCAGCATTCAAAGATACTTTCAAGTCATCAGACTTCTTCTTAGTCTCTTGTTGTGCAGCTTGTTCATCAGCTCTTGCATGGTCTTCTGCTTGCTTTTGAGGGTTCTCAAGGTACTCTTTTAACTTTGCATTATATGTCTTTGAGGCATTGCCTAACTTGACAATATCATTCAGCTTAGTTGTAATATCCTCTTTCTCATCTGCACTAAGTACAGTTTCATCTACCTCATTAATTTCCTTGATAAGACCATCTACAAACTTAGGATTAGTTGCTAATGTATGAGCCAGTACCTTGTCATCCTGACCTCTAACCATATTAAGAGTGTTGATAGCACCTTCAATGGCTCTTACATTCTTATCTGTCTGTAAGTATCTCTCTGTTATATCTGCATGGGATTGACCTTCAAAGTCTCTGACTTGCTGATTGAATCTAAGGAATGAGTTTAAGTTACCTATTACATTACCAATAGCTGACTTTACCTCTCCAGACATAGCTGTTGCCCTTTCAGCCCAGTTGCCTATCTGAGACTTCATCCATGTCAATTCTTCAAGCTGGTCATCTGATAATTGCTGACCTGTCTTAATATCAAGCTCATCTTTTATCTTCAGATAATTGTTGATAGTGTTGGTCATTTCATCATGGTTCTGCTGCAACTTCTCTATCATCTCCTGTTTACCCTCTGGAGTAGCATACACAGGATTGCCATTCTTATCAACAAATGGACCTACCTTAGAACCATCTTCAAGAGTAGTTGTAGTATTCTCCACAATAGAGGCAAGGTTCTCATCTGATGTGTCAAAGGCTGCATCAATCAAGGTAGTAAGGTCTCCCATCTTGCCTGCATTATCAAACATAGCAATATCAGATACTAATTGAGCATGTTCTGCATTCTTAAAGTTGAACTCATCACCTTCCTCAGCAGCCCTATTCATATCATTCTGATACTTATTATGCCTGATAAGACCTTGATAGTAGTTCTTAAATTCAGGAGAATTTATCCTGCTATTCATGTAGTTAGCAATCTCATTTTCCCTTGCTATCTTCTCATTATAGTCTCTCCACTCATTTATAGCACCACCCTCAATAGTAATAGGAGATTGTAGTGAACCTGACTCACTCCTAACTCCTCTAAATCTTGGCATACCTAATGCACCTGTCAAAGAACCAATAAAGAACTCTTCCCATGCAGAGCCATCATTTACTGTCTCATTAATTCCCTCAGCAAATGATTTAGTCCAACTCAAAGTCTCTTGTGCAGCCTCTGGGTCAGTCTTTGACTTATAGAAGTTATTTACATCAGTAGAGTAGTAATTACCTGCTATCCTACTTGCAGCACCTTGTGCTATCTCCTCAGTACCTTCAGACAATGCACCTCTTGTTATTGCAGCAGTAGCACCTAATCTTGTAGTACCAGCAGTATATTCCCCTGCCTTACCTACTATATTAGTAGCCTTTCTTGCAGTCTTGAATCCATTAGCATATAACTTGCCAAACTGAATTATGTTAGATGCAGTAAGGATAGGTATATTCATAAGCAAGTCTGCATTACCCATCTTCAATCTGTCCTCACTTAGTTTGCCTAAAGCTGCATTATAAGACTCCTGTTCTTTCTTTATAGCATTCTGATATTCTATGTATGCAGGGTCTACCATTTGACCTTCTCTTGTTCTCACAAGAGTACCTTTAGTATCTTCATACCTATTCTGTATAGCTTGTACCCTATCTCTATAAGTATCATCAAGCTGTGCTTTATGAAGTTCAAACCAATCCTTACTATTGTTAAGTGCTTCAATTCTACCCTCATTTACTGCTGAGACAGTAGCACCTACAGCAGAATTAACTATTGCTGGAGCCTTTGAAGACTTGGCAATAGCACCAATAAGCTGAGGTAACTTAGTTGCTTTCAATCCAGCAGCAGTAACACCACCACTATAGAAAGCACCTACTGTGAAACCTAAGTTCTTGATAAACTTATCACCTAAGAAGTTAGCAGTGAAGATATTTTCATACCAAGGCTGCTCTTGTTCTGCCCTTGTATAATAGTTAGGCAATGCTTGCTCAGACCAATCATTAACAGACTGCATAGCCTTAGAGAAATCATTATCCCAAAGACCAGACCATCTGTCTTCACCTATTGCAGTACCAGCCCCAAATATTAAGCCTACAGTACCATCAAGAAAAGTAGTACCTGCAAGTATGGCACCCTTAGCAAGACCTGCTCCTATCTGTGCATACCAAGGTTGGTTTTCAGCTCTTATATCTTCTAACTCTTGAAACTGTGCCTCAGTTGCAGTAGGTTCATCAAACATACTTTCACCCCAAGGTGTAGCAGTTCTCTCTAAGGATGATTGTACCATCTGCTCACCATGTGCCCTTGCATCATACAGTGAAGTAGGAGCAGTATTTGCTCCTACATTCATACTGAATGACTTAAACTCTGGACTAAGGTTAGTGTATGGCTCTTGATTTGCTTTTTGCAAATCTCTAAAAGTCATTGGACCACTCTTAGTAATATCTATATCCTTTACTTTAGTTGCTTTTGCCATATTTTAATATCCATAAGGATTAAACTCTTGTTCTTTTGTCTTATTCTGTACTCCTAATTGAGAGTGGAATAAGTAGGCTTGTTGTATAGAATTAGCATATTGCTGCTGAGCATAAGTAATCTCATCTGGAGTAGCCTGATGTACATTACCTCTTGCATCAGTATATTTACCTGTACTAACTACATGTTGCCATTGATTTGCAGCAGTCATTGCCCTATCCCTATTCTGTTCATTAGTTGTATTGATACCAGCAGGCATTCTGTATCTTCTTACATTACCCTTATCATCTTGTATCATCACAGTAGTACCATAAGGACTGAACCTTGTAGCAGTTACCTTGTACTTATCACTCTTCAAGTCTTCCATAGTGATTTCCTCACCTGTATCCTTGAATTTCTTAGACTTGCTATCATAATCTACCTCTTTCAGGCTTAATCCTCTACCAGCAGTCATAATAGCATCCTTCATATCACCCTGCTGAGCACCTGCAATAGGATAGTCATACTCAGTAACCCTTGTAGCATCATACCTTGAAGTTCTCCCTGCTGAAGAATTAACATACCTGCTCCATACATTACCAAGATTACCAGGTTGCCATTTACCCTTTGTTACCTTATGAGCACCTATGCTGTCCATAAAGACTCTGAATGCTGATGGTGTCTCCCCCTTATGAGTATCAGCAACTCTAATAGTAGTGCCTTCAGGAGTAGTCATAACTTTTCCTGCTATTGTACCTTTATTCTTTCTATTATACTCTTTCCACCCTTCATAAGTCATCCTCATCTGACCATGACTATCTTTATAAAAGTACTTGGAGTATCTCTTCATATTCTCCTTATACCTTTTCTCATCCTTACTCAACTCTCTACTACTATATATATTCAAAGGATTGATAGCAAGATTATTCAGTTGAGCTTGTCTCTGCTCTGCTGCTTGTCTTGCAGCAGCTCTCTTTTCTGCTCTAATCTGCATAGCTTCTTGAGCAGCCATCTTAGCCCTCCAATTATCAAGAGTCTGGTATTGAGTCTCACCAACTGCACTCCATAGACCTTGCTTAGCATAGTCAATAGCCCTTGCAATAGTAGCTTGGTCTCCCCAGTTCCTAACACCACTTGAATTAATGGCATCTTCAACAATCCTTGTAAGCTGAGGAGCAGCATTAGGATTATCCTGTATAGCCTGTAATACTGCTTGAGAACTAAAGCCTTTCTGCATCATAGTCTCATAGTATGAGTTACCCAAGATGCTTCTCCACTTCCTTGGCTTCTCTTGCATTTCCTTAGCCAATGCAGATGCAGCACTTGCAGCCTGTGCAGTAATTAACTTACCTGAATATGACTCATAAGATAATTGAGGATTCCTTATATAATCATCAAGACTTGTAGTTGCAGCTCTTCTACTCAACATCAATGTTGGGTCTTGAAGGAGTGCTTGCTGCTGTTGCTCTGCTTGTTTCTGTCTTGTTGTATAGGCTTGCTCAATAGGTGTTATTTCTTTGCTATACCTTGCTCTCATATTGAGCATATCTCTTCTACTTGCAGCATTAAGTCCTTCTCTTGCTAACTGACCAGCTTGCTCTTCAAGGTCATTTGCATAGGTCTTATACATCTTGTAAGCATAAGGGTCAGTCTGTTCATTAGCCATCTCCTCCCATACACTTGCCTTAGTAGCGAGGTCTCCATACTGGTTCTCCAACTCTTGATGAGCCTGAGTAGCCATCAAGGTTGGAGCCAGCATCTCTTGGTAAGAGAATGGCTTGAATTGTGAATTTATTACTAAACTATAATTAGCCATATTACTTCTTCTTAATAGTTAAATAACCACCCTTAGCTTTCTTTTTCTTCTTAGCTTTGTTGGCAGCATCCCTTACTTCTTTCTTCTCTGCTTCACTAAGAGTTTCATATCCATTCTTATATGTAACATTACCCTTGCTGTCAATAGAGTAGTATAATGCAGGATTACTCATAATCATATTTCTGCTATACTCTTCTCTACCAATATCTCCAAGAGAATTAAAGAAGTTAGTAAGGTTAGCACTCATACTTGCACCTCTCCTTGCATCAACAGCATCTCTTACTGCCATAGCCTGTGCAACACCACTTAGCCTTGAACTTCTTGCCTTTAATGCAGCCTCTTGATTTGCCATTGCAGCCTTGAGTCCCATCTCAGCATTGGCTTGATTAGTACCTCTATTAAAGGTTTCAACAGCTTGTCTTTGTGTCAAGTTATACTCTTCAGCCTGCCTTGCAAGGTCTCCTAATCTACCTTGGGCATTATAGTCTACTGCAAGTAAGGCTGCATTCCTTGAAGGACTTGTAGTATTCATAATAGCCCTTCTTGTAGCACCTGCTTGTGCATTGAGTTTATTTAGATAGAAGTTTCTATCAAAAGGTTTATATTGTAAGTAGTTGCCTATTGGAGTATAACCTATTGGAGTGTAATTTCCTGCTTGGTTAGCTGCTTCAAGTATTGCATCTGCACTTGTATAGTCGGGTCTACTAAATAAGTTCTGACCTAATCCTATTGCAGCACCTATTACAGGAGCATATCTCAGGTCTGTAGCATCTAAATTACTAAGCAATCTTGATACAGCACTCTTTTTCTTCTCAGGGACTTTAATTGGGTTTTTATTATAGTCATCCAAAGAGGTGCCTACATCATATCCTGCTCTCTTAGCAGCAGCCCTTGTCATATATTTAGGAGTTTCCACAAATTCTCCATTAGGAGTGATTCCTACTCCATATTTATAAATGTCATAAGTATTCTTATTAGGGTCTGTATAAGCCATGTCTATAAAAGGATTATGACTGTAATTATCTTCTGTAGGTTCAAGGAAGAAATTTGCCCTTTTTAAATTATTACTCTTATTTCCCAGACCATCAAACAATGTACCCATCTTACCACCATGAGCATATTGTACTCCTTCTTGACCCTCTTGAGTCTGTTGCCTTACAGTCTCTTGGGCTTGTTGCAGTCTGGACATAGAACTTAGAAGTCCTCTCTTACTTATTGGGTCATTAGGTCTCTCCTTTGATTCATCACCTAACTTCTCTGCTATTGCAGCAAAAGAATGTCCATCATAAGACTTAGGGAGATTAAAACTCTCCAATAGACCACCATCAGCAAATAATCTGTTACTGAATACATAGTCATTGAATATAACCTCACCTTGCTCTACAAGATTTGGGCTTCCCTTAGCATCCATTCCCATAGGTACACCCTCCATTGGATTCTCCTCATGGGTTCCACCATTACCTACTATAATTTGTCCATTAGTAAAGTCAGCACCATGAGTATTTAAGTCTCCTCCAAAGCTGTGCCATTTAGCAGCATTTCTTGCAAAATTAGCCTTCTTCACCATAGCAGGAGAATAATTCTCTTTATTAGCTAATACCTGTGAAGCAAATGATTGCACAGACTTTCCATGCCTTTTAGCTGCTGCTGTGAAAGTTCCTCTCTTAGAGGGTTTGATATGTATTTTGCCTCCCTTAGCAAAGGTATTCAACTCTGGAGATTCAAATGAGTTAGGTAATGAGGTTAATCTGCCTTTATTTGCAGCATTAAGAGCCTTAATACCTAAGTTCTCCTTAGCTAATTCATAGCCTATTGCTCCACTTCCATAGCCTTCCCATATACCAAGAGGTCCTCCAAAGGCTGCAAAGTTTGCCATAGCATTAAGGTCTGACTGAGTATCTGCTGCCTCTGTTGCATTTTCAAATGCAGACAAGGCTCTCTCTCTTGCAATACCCTGTTGTTTTTTAAGTGCTCTATACTTTTTCTTAGCTTTACTGCTAAATAGACCATCCTTACCAATATCTGACTTGGAGAAGTCTGCTCCAAAATCTTGATTAGCCCATTGGTCTTCTATAGAATCAGCACTGCTGTTATCTACCATAACAGTATTCATAGCCTTGTTGGTTCCTTCAACCTCAGCAATCTTCTCCTTATTTAACTTGGAGCCAAACATCCTGTTTGTAAGACCTCCAATAATACCAGTACCAGCAGATATGATGCCTCCAAGTACAGGATTAACTGCACTTACTGCACCACCTATAGTGCCACCAATATTACTGATTGCACTACCTGCACCTGATTCAAGACCTCCACTAATAGCACCACCTGCAATATTACCCACTGCACTGCCTATGCCACTTGCTAAGCCTCCTTTCAGCATACCAGCAACATTACCTCCACTGAAAGTGCCTTTCAAGTCAAAAGGCTTAGTTCCACCTAAAGCATTCTTGAAATCACCACCCCAATTATAGTAATGAGGGTTGTATGTAAATGGTCTATTAGACCTTCTCATAATTTTTCTTTTAGCCATATCATACTAATTTGTTTGCAAAGATAAACAAAATATTTGAATTACACAAGGATATTATCCAAAAAGTAAAGGGAAGATAAGTAATAAACTTACCTTCCCCCTATTATTACTCAAAGTAATGTACAATCATATCATGCAATACAGTCTTATTTACATTTTCTTCTTCCATAGACAGCTTAATATATAACCAAGGATTCCTCATTCTATCCCTACCTTTCTTAGTAGAACCAATAGCACTGGCTCTTGGTATATTAGCTCTCCAGATTCTAAACTTCTTCTTTAGGTCAGAAGGTCTTCCTAAGATGTTATTTAGAGTAGAAGTACCTTGTTGATATTCATTCCATACAGTTAAAGTATCAAATGTTGTATTGAGTAGGTTATCACTCTTATCCCAACTATCTGACCTAAACTCAAGGTTATTGAATATCTTATCTACAGGCATATCTGGGTTAGCTATTACAGTAGTATAGAATGGTTGATATACTCCGAAGAACATATTATAGTCACCCTCATTATGTAGCCAAGGTCTGTATAGTGTACCTGTACCTTCAACATTAAAGGCAATTCCCCTGTCTTCAAGGTTAGTGAAATAAGGCATCTTCTCATAACTATAGAATGAGCTGAACTGACCTAATGGCTCAGAGAATGCTAAACACTCATCTTTACTAATGAAGAATACATCACCATTAACCTTGTCATAGTAGGTAACAAATCCATCAAAGTCTACTGGGTTCCATATATCTATACTATCAGAAGCTCTGTTAATCCAAGAGTGGAAACCTAATCTATCTGATAGATTATCCAATTGACCATTGAATAAGAATATACCTTTTGTGATGTCATCTATAAAGTAAATACCATTAGATGTTTCACACATAGACCATTTGTTAGTACATCCTATTCTATCAGAGATATATCTCTTACCATTAACCTTTCCACTATTTGCAATCTCAATAGGAACTCCGTCAGTAGAAGAAATCTGCATATTCTCATTATACAGGATTTGGCTAATACCTCTATCTTGGAAGGCAAATATATTGTTATTGAACCTTCTCAATGCCCTTACAGTACCCTTGTCACCATCAAGGTCAAGGGCAGAAGCAAGAGTAATGTTAGTCCAAGTATCTACCAACTCTCCAGCAGTCTTAGTTTTAGTCCAAGTGATTGAATTATGGAAGTTATCCAAGTTCAATTTGTTTGGATTAATTGTCCTATAGTTGAAGAAGTTATTAGGCTGAGAATATACATCATTCATCAAGTTAAAGTTCTCAGGGGTAATTGAGGAGTTACTTGTTTGACCTCTGTTCCTGTCATACCTACCATCAATGTTCACTCTTGTTTCACACATGAATGATACAATATCAGTCACTGCATTCTGGTCTTCAAGAGTAAAAGGATAAGTCTTAATATGGTCATATCTTTGGAAATAGGTATCACCTTCTTCCCATTTGATAGTAATACTACTCTTGACTCCATTATTAGTATCTACAAGAGAAATTGGGTCTCCACAAGGCAGCCATGTATTATTCTCAAAGGCTTCTTCTGTCTGACCACCAAACCTGTTCTGTACATTGTCATTATACAATTCTCCTAACCATAGCCATCCATGCTGAATACTTGATACATCAGATATAGGACCTCTTGGGGCACCAGCAATAATAGTGTCTTGTGATACACTCTTGGCACTTCCTGACCTATCCCAATACATATGCTGACCACTTGGAGCACCTGAGTCCTGTGCATTTACAAACCAGGTATCATTATACTCACCATCCTTAATATTAGGTAATATTCTTTGAGCACCTGATGTAGTATAGTTCAAGGCTAACACAGCATGAGGAGTAGATTTATACTTAATCCTAACAGGGTCAGTACCTGTAATTTGGTCAGTAAATCTACTATCTATCTGCATATAACCACTACTAAACAGGGTATGTGCATTAGTCTCTGCACTTTGAACTCCAGTAGTCATAATAGGATAGCCATCCTTTTTATCACCAATTCTTGAGATAGTAAGAAGCTTATCTACATTGCCATAGTAGTTAATATCTGTAAGACCTGAGTTTTCTTGTGCAGGTAATCTAACAAGTGATACCTCATTAGAGTCAAATACTGCAACTCCTGATATACCAGTTCTTGTGCTACTACCACTTTCATAAGCATTCCATATATTACCTGAATCCAAGTAGACTGACTTATATGAATACCTCATATTAGACATTTTCTTCTTGTCAAGCATAGCAGACCTATAGCCATCAGTAGCATACTTGGTGTTATTCAGTGAACCATTCCTATGCCAAGGGTATACAACAAATCCTGTGGTAAGATGCTTGGTATTACCAGTATCTTTCTTATAAGCAGTTAATTCATCAAACCAAAAGGCACCAGAGATTAATCCTCTCCATCCAAAATGAGAATCACCAAGATGTACTCCAAGCCCAGCATAACTAAAATCATTTTCTGCACCAATAGGTTCCTTGTAGAATCCAGCAGGCAACTCTGAACTATCATAGAAGTTATTAACAGGAGTGGAAGTCTGAATATCAATATCTGAGGCAAATGCAGTTAGAGGAACCATACCTACTATCCTTAACTTCAATCCTGATGTATCAATACTTCTTACTTCATTATCAAACTCTATGTCAGGAGAGTGGAAAGTAAGTATTGATTGGTCAATGTAGTAATTCTCTGCATTGTTAGATACCCAACTTGCAACATCTGAATCAGTTGCAGTATCATCAACATAGGGACCAGAAGGTGGATTCCAAATACATTGAATTTCTGCATTTCTATTACTATTGCCTGGGATAGGTCTATTATGTCTAAACTCAGCCCAAGCTCCCTTATTAACTATATCAATATTGTATTGTTTCTCTTCTGAAGTAACTATAGTCCTATTATTAGACATAATACCTGCCCTTGAATATGCAGATGGATTTCCTAAGAATTGTCCTAATCCTATCCAATCTCCACCCCAAGCACCTTCATTATTTTGATTATAATGGAAGGCTTTATATTCATCAAATGGTGCATTAGGTCTCGTAAACCAAGATGACTGTGCAAATGGTGAATTACCAAATCTATCAGATATATTATACACAGTAGGACATAATATACCCTGACATACAGCCTCTCTATCATTAATAGTAGGATATACTACAACAGGTCTTATCCTAACATACCCATTATCAAGGAGTCTATTAATAATAGTACTATCATCCAATGTGAACTCTGCTACAGGCAGACCAATGTTATTAGAACTATAGAAAGTGGTATCTATGTGTACAGTATTTCTAACATCATTAATCCATATAGGCTCAGACCATTTACCTGTATAATGCTGTGCTTGAATACCAAACCTATAATATTCAAGATACTTGAATGTCTTAAACTGATAAGAGTTCATCTTGAGTTGGTTACTATAAGGATAATAGCCCTTGGCTTCTGGAGAACTTATACTCTTATTATAGGTAGAGAAGGTAATGCTCTTACCTTTGAAGTAACTTCTAATAGTAGAGTCAAGAGTTTTCCTCTTTGTCTCAATGTCTCCAAGGAACAGAGTATTATCCTTTTGAGTCATTGTGCCAAATACTACTTCCTCACCTCCAATATATAATAATTCAGTAGGGTCTACTGAATCTCCTGATGAACCATTGTCAGTGTAAGTGACTTTAGCTATATTAATAGGAGGAGCCAAGTCTACAACTCTCCTAACATCTGGAGTTGCATTTATGCTTGTTCTATGTATTGAGTAGATTCTAATATAATCAAATCTTCTATCAACATTAACAACTTCTATATTAAAGCTATTGCTTACCTTATCCTCAGGACTTGCACCTCTATTATTGTATGATATGTAATAAAGTGGAGAAGTATAGAAGATATTACTCTCCTGACCATACTTGTTAAAGTAGGTAAAGGCATACTGTATAACTCCAGGAGCAAAACTACCATTAGCTACAATATTCCTTTCAATAGTGATTTCCTCATTCAGACTAAGTGTCCTCACAAAGTTGAATGAATCAGTATTCCATTTGCTTACTACATCAGATGCAGCAGCTATGTTAATTACTCTTGGCTGATTTAGACCATCAGTCCAATACACTTTTCTAATGTCAGCATTCTCATAGAATGAGATAGTTTCTATAGGGTGTTTATAATTGAATCCTAAATTTCCTCTAAATAATCTCTTTCCAGTTAATACACCATTATTGAACCACAACTTATAAATTCTGTCATCTAACATAGAGTCTACATCTATGTTTAGCTTGTACGGACAATCTATAAATGTAATGTCCTTGACAGAACTTAGGTCAGGAGTAATATCATTTGCAGTATCTTCCCTAGCAGTAAGGTCAGTAATAAGAACATCACAAGGGAATATGTCAGGTGCCTCAAATATATTAGGAGTTATATCTGCTAACCTGTAATCATCATCTCCAGCAGCAAAGATAATAAGCTCATTATTAACTAAAGCTTGTCCAATAGGAATACCTTTAATGTGGTCTCCTACACCTGCTATACCTGACTTCTTATTACCTTTCTCATTTATCAAACTAAGCAGAGTACTCTCATCAGTTGGCATCACCCTAACATTCTTATTTTCATAAGAATATTCAGGGTTAAATGCAGAAGCTGATAAGTCCCTCTGCATTCCTTTTGTTTTGAATTGTATTATCTTCTGCATAGTTATTGTAGTTTAATGTATTCCTTATTACCAAGAGATGAGAATCCATTATTAAACTCACTTGTCCTTTGTATAAGTGTGTTCCACATTCTTGATATACTTTCCATCTCAGATTGTGATGGGATGGTAAATTCACTCTGCAATTGACCAGCCAGCCAAGCATATTGTTGCTGAGTATTCTGTAGTACAGCAGGTGCAATCTTACCCATATCAAACAGAATGGTAAATGCCTCTCTCTTTATATATGCCTCAAGTGTCTTCAGGAATACAGGATTATCAATAAGTAGTGGAAATCCATCCTTATCTACTGGGATTGCCTTATAGGACACTGATACATCTCCTGTCTTAAAGGATACATATAGTACTTGTCCTTGTGTTTTGAAGGACAATTCTTGTGGTATCTTGTAACCAGCATTTCTATCATAGTGCTCTCTTGGCATGAAATTATCAGTCATACTTCTAAGGCATACACCAGTCTTACATTCCTTAATCTGATTAATCTGAATACAATTACAGGGTAGCCTTCCCCTAAAATCCTCTATATGTATTGTTTCTTCTCTGTCTTCAAAAAGTTTAGGCATTCCAAACACTCCCAAGAAATCAATAGTATGCTGAACAGCCTGTTCAAGTGTGACATCTTGCAACAATGGATGCCTAAGTATTCTTGATAGTACCTCTTTTACACTGACATAATTATATTCCTTTACCATAATATCTCCATATAAAGTTTCCTGCTCTTTTTACTTTTCCCTTACAACATCTAAGTATAGCACCCCTACTAACAGAGGTGAATTTCTCAGCTTCATTAGCAGAAGAAAATGACCTAAGATATTCTCCTTCTAAAGTGAATTGAGATACCTTTGACTTCTTATAATCTACAGCTTTGCTTATCTTGTCTCTAAATTCCTGTGATTTATAAGAAGCTATATTTCTGAGGTGACTTTCTCTTATCTTGTTTCTTGCTTCCTCACTACAGACATGAGTTCTGCCTTTTTGAAGAATTTGATATTTTACTCCTTGTTTCTTTAGAGGGATTATATCCTAAATAACCATCACCACCATTAGTCATGTTATAAGATATACCTAAACTTTTATAATGCCTAATAAGTTCTATTTCAAGACTCTTAGCTCTTTTCTCCTCTAAGTCAGTAAACAATATTTCATGTTTTATATTATCCCAACCATACTTTAATATAGCATTATAAAAATATATGCAAGTCTTATATCCTCTACCACCATTCCACCTCTTGTTTACAGATTTGGAGGTAATCCCAATATATACTTTACCTGAAGGTGAAGTATGCCTATATAATATCCATCTTTTCATATCTTGAAAGCATCTATCTTTCCTTCTTTTATTCTTTGTTTTAATCTCTTCTTCAGTTCTCTATTGACATTAAATTCATAGAAGACCTGATTATTATAGTCTGCTAACTGCTTATTATAGTAGACCTTAAAGATTTCTTTTTCCTCCACTTTAACCAGTGTTTTTTCCTTATAGGCTTCCTCATCTTCATACCATAATTTAAGAGTTTTATTCCAGTCTATAGGTAGATTAGTCTTGACTTTTTCTCCATCAAGACTAACTCTCACATCATATTTCCTTAGCTCTATTCTACCCATTCTATGTGGTAACTTAATATCATTACCATGAAGGAAACTATCAGCTAAGTAATCATTGACTTTCCTTATAATGCTATAGAACTCATGTTCTGTAAGACATCTTCCTATATTAAGCCAACTATTCTTTCTTATCCACTTATAGGCTGAGTAAACCCCAATTGAGTTAGTAACTTTATGTTTTCTTGGGCTACTTAGATGCTGAACCTCGGACTTAAATTCTTCATAAGTCATACTTCACCTCCCAACTTTTAATATTACTTCTCTTATTGTTAAGCACATCTAATATATGAGCATTAGAAGATACACCAAGAAATTTAGCAAACTTGTAGGAGGAAGAAAACTTTAGCACTTGTCCAGTATTACTATTAGTGCAAATTATTGGTTTAGCCTTCTTTCTTAAAGAGCTGTTTAGATTTATCAAGTTCAAGTCTTTATTATATTCATACCTGAATTGATAATCACCACAAGTCTTCCTTTTCATATTAGCTGCCATTCCAATATTTCTTCTATCTAAACCATAATAATCAGCAGCTTCATTGCAAGAACTAAAAGCATTAATTAATATACCATGTAGATTATATACATAAATTTTCTTATTATTAGATTTATCTCTATATCTACCTTCTCCACCTCCAGATATATTACATAAGCATCCTGAATTGTCTATAATTCTGCCATAAGTAGATATAAGTTCTATTTCTTTACTCTTGCACTCTTCTTCTGTTAAGTTATCATACAGAATTTTAACTATTCTACCATGCTTATTAAAACATCTTAGCCACAGATAATTTCTTGACCATGATGAACATTGATATGCTCTTGCATAAATCTGACTATGAAAAGCTCCTTTCCCCCTCTTCCCAATACCTATATAAAATAGCTCATTTGTGTCAGACTTATAATGCCCATACACGAAGTAACATTTATCTTTCTCTTCTTGACAAGACTCCATAACTCACTATTTAGATGCTACTTCTGACAACTCATCCTTTGCATCATTGGATTCATCCTTAGGTCTGTACTCAGCACCTAATAACTCCTTGATTACAAGTTCAATCATAGGGGGTATAAGAGCATCCTCAATAGGGAAAGTCTTATCTAATACATCACATACTGTATCACCACTCTCATCAGGACATTGCAACTCTGATGCAGCCTGTGGGTCTTCAAATATACCTGTCATTCTTGCTTTTTCAAGATACAAGTACTGCGGATTGAAAGACTTAAAATACAGGTAATTATCTGGACCAATGGAAGCATAAATGATATTTTTCAGATACTTATTATATCCCACATATCTCATCCTTTCCCTGCTTACATAGGTAATCTCTCCCTGATAATAATCAACTGGATACACCATAGGATTGCCTATCTTCATTAGGAAAGGAATCTTTTCCTTGCTTCTTAGATAAGAACCACCTTCACAAGGCTCACCTGATATAGCAGGTACCTCAATTAAATCCAAGCATATAGTTTGATAGTTACTCTCAGGTATCTGCTTCTTTACATCTGAGTATCTCTGTTTCAATAGAAATGTCCTATACTTACCAAGTAGGAACATTACATGCTCCTCTGTGTACAAGGCATCATCTGAGTACAGTTTCAACTCATCAAGTACCATGTAGGTTAATTCTTTATATGTACTCATAATTTTATTTATTAGCTATAACTAAAAATCCCTGCAAATATAAGCATAATTTCTTATATCTGCAAGGACTTTACTATTTTTATGTCAGAAGTATTAATGTAATAATTATACTGACTTGCCTATACAAGAGATTGAAGTGTTTGCTATATACTCTGGATAAGGCATTAAACAGGTAGAACCATATAGGCAATATAAGGCATTGTCTATGATTCTATACTCTTCTTCTGTTATAAAGGACTTACAATCACTCCCAAGTAAATCATATATGAATATCAGCACTAATAACTTATCTACTTCTGAATAACTCATATATCCTAACTTTGACAGGACATTGAAATATCTTGTAAGTGATTCATTAAGTACCTTGTCCATAGCATCCACAATTAGAAGTTATCACTGAATCCTTTATTCCCATAAAGAATTTCTTCCAATACTTTATAGCTTCAGTATAATGACCTGTCTTTATAGCAAGTTCAAATGCCTTGTATTGAAGTATGTAGTTAATGAAATTCTTAGGAATAGAGCAAGTATCTCCCAATTCTTTGATGTAACTAAAGGCATGTTGGTACAGAGGATAAAGGTTAGATACAACTCCTAATGTAGTAATGTTATCCATCCCACAAGGAGTATTTGCAGCAGGAGTGCCCTTAGTCCTAATATACACAAAGAAAAGATTGTCATTAAGAGTTGGTAATAGGTCTCCTGTTCCCAGTTCTAATCTGACTGACTTAGTATTTCCTTCTATAACTTCTGTATATACAACTTTACTACTTGGACCAGACTCAACAAAGGTATCTTGAGTATCTATCTGTACAGTATCAAGATATACATTTGTATAATACTCTAAGTCCTTGACAGATACATCTATAATCAGCTTCTGCCCATCAGGGGTTATCCTTAATTCATTGAATTGTACCATAATAATGCTTTATATAAAACAAAAGGGAGGCTATTTGCCTCCCCTTATAACCTTTTCACTATCTTAGGATATAGTTGCAATAGTGAGACCAGTTGCAGTATTGAAAGCTGTAACAATCTTATTAAATTCTGTCTTATCAGAACATACAATAGTTATATCCTTCTCAGACTTTTGAACTGACTCATTGTTACCAACATAAGCATAGTGAATATCAAATGTGTAATATGTCTTTGTTGGGTCTACAAGGTAAGTAGTAACAATATTATGAGGGAATCCAACTCCTCTATAAATATCACCTCTTTCACCCATGCAGAAGTACTCAAGGTCAGCAATCTTCTTACCATTACCAATAGTACCATTTGTACTCTCAGTTACAGTAGCCCAGATTCTTTCATCACCATTTACCATTACAGCAACTGGCTGTACTGTAAAGTACACAGGAGTCTGTGCCATAACACCTAATCTCCAAGGCTGCTCTACCTCAGTAATTCTGATACTATCAATATCAGTTACAAGGGTATCTGTTGCATAGTATGGGTTAGTAGTATTACTCTTACCATTATCCTTAGTAGTAGGAGTTACAACCATGTAACCATCAGAGTCAAATCCTCCCTTATCTGTAGTTCCAGCACTATGTACCTCAACCTTAATCAGAGGTACTACCTCTCTACTGAAGTTCTTAGCAATTGATAATGCAAGAACCTTATAGAACTCATCTGCATCCATACCAGCATAGGCATGAACCATACCATACTTGAAGTACTGGTCTTCATCTGACGTTCCTACATATTGTCTGAATGCAATTCTTAGGATGTAATCCTGTCCAGCTACAGGAGCACCTGAATTTACCTCACTATCAAGAGTTACTGTAACTGCCTTCAACTCATGTGCCATATCATCAGCATCAGTAGCCTTAGCATAAAGGATATTCTTGATGTCAATTAGGTCACTTCTCACCAAGTTGTCAGCACTCTTATATTCAAAGTACAGATGATTCTTTGCAGTATCATTCTTTACTGCAATAGAGCCAGCAGCATCTGATGCAAGTACATGAGGAGTCTTCAGTGCTTTTGCTACATAAAGCTGTCTTACTTGATTTGTACTAAATGTTGCCATTTTAATTTAATATTAAATTATACAATAGTTTTATTCTTTTCCTGTATTTGGAACCCTACTTATGATGGCAAGTTTTACTGCTCTCTCAAGTATAGCTCTATGTATTACAGGGTTCAATTCACATTCTGTTTTTACACTTATGCCATTGATTGACAGGTTATCTGTCAAATCAGTTAATATAATGGGAGCAGGTCTTGAAAGGTATCTAACAAGATAACTCTCCACATTATACTTTGATACTATCTCCACTACCTTACCACTCAAATCAAGCCTTAAAGCTCTTCTCTCATTAGTACCTCTGAAAGGGTTTTTCCTTATCCTATGGTACTCATCTTGAGTAATTGGTATTACAGAGATGTCTTCACCACTCATACATCCTAATCCATCATCCTTCAAATTAACTGATTCATAAGTTATGAACCACAAGTCATCAGGTAATTCAAAGAATACAGAGGATTTGGACAGTCCTGTATATCCTACTTTCTTGTCAGTAGTTGTGTAAGTCTTTATTAGGTCACTCAAGTATCTTCTGATTTCCTCAGTCCTCTCAAATGAGTCTCCAAATGGATTCTTACCATTATACATGCCTATCACTATCTCTTCTTGAGCATTAGTGAGAAATACAGATTTCTCATATTCATCAAGTTCAATAGTGCTTGGTGTCTTTCCAAATGCCTCTATGGTAGAATAGCTATTCAGTAAGGTGTCAAACTCATTAGAAAATTCTTCAGTTGTCATTATTCACTTCTTTGACCAAGTTCTACACTACTCTTCAAGTCTCCTGTATAAGCAGACTTTGCAAGTTCTACTGCTCTTTGAAGAATCTCTGGATGAAGAATAGGGTCTAATTCACATTCACTAATAGAAGTCTCCCCATCAATACTTACATTAGAATAAGTTTCATCTAAATTAGTAAGTATTATAGGTCTAGGTCTTTTGATATATCTAATTTTATATTCAGATAATTCTCCACCAACTACTATTAATTCTGCTATACCACTATTACTATATTGCAATAATCTCCATCCTTGATTCTTTAATGGGCATTTATAAGGTTTAGACATTAATCTATTGTACTCATCAAAACTAATAGGTACTATAGACAAATACCTAGATGTAGAACCTAATGTTAATTTAGCTGTCTCATTAACTATAAATAAGATGTCAGTAGGTATAGTATATAACTTACTCCTATTATCCATCTTTATATATGAGGAGTCGGAGGATATTATAGTAGGCTCTGAAACTCTGATAAGTGATGAAAAGTCTATCTGCCTCTTGGGACTACTATCAAATCCTTCTTGATACTTATTACCTTTAGGATTAAAATAGTTCTTTAGTATTTCATTTTGTGCCTTAGTTAATAAGACTGACTTTTCATACTCATCAAGACCTGGAGCCTGATCACTCATTATGTTATTATACAGAACATCAAACTCATTAGAAAATTCCTGTGTTGTCATACTCTTTTTCTCTTCTACTTCAGCTTAGCTTCCAAAGCAAACTTAACTTCTTGATGCTTAGGAGAGTTTAAGTATTTAGCCGCTACATTCAATGTAGGCTCCTCATTAGCCTCACAAAGTGGAGTATTATCCTTTCTCAAGTATAAGTAATTACCCCTGTTAGAAATCAGACCTGCTTCTATAGCTCTCTTAATAAGAACCTTTGTAGAAAGCATTGGGTCAGTAATAACCTTCAAGAATATCTTGCTATCAGCCTGTATTAAGCTATTAACCTTAGTCTGCAAGAACTCAAGTTTAGCAGTCTGTGATGTAGGTCTACCATCAATAGTCTCAACAATAACTCTTAATGTATCAATATCATCCTCAATCTTACCAAACTCCTTATAGCACATCATTGTAGTGCTCATGTTATTCTTAGCAACCTTAGTCTCTTCACCCTCAGAAATGATAACAAACTGATAAGTAGCCTTAGGAGTATCTTGCAATGCTTGCAGTGAAGGAGCAATATAATCTTTGTTAGCTAATAGTATCTTATATCTGATATAATCCTCTGGGTCAGATAGATTGAAGTAGTTATCCTGCTTTGTCAATCTTACCTTATTAATACCATTTTCATTGGAATCATCCCAGAAATTATCTACCTTCTTATAGATACTTAGTGCATTATATTCAAGACCCATTATTTCCTCAAGAAATTCCTTTTCCTTGTCTGTAAGGACATTAACAAACATACCTGAAGATAATCTTGGTGCTACAAATGTTCTAACTGCACCTTCTGCCATACCTCCTGACAATACATGCTTAGGGTTATTACCCCACATACCTGTCAGCTTAGGTACATGTCTTACAATAATTCTCTCATTTTTCAGACAACTAACTAAGGCATCATCAGATACTTCTACTTTCTTTTGTGTCTTCTTAGGGCTTTTTACAATAACCTCTTCTTTTGGTACTTCCTGTAGTGGAGTTTCTGTATTGTCTATATCAAAGTCAGGTACAGTATAGTCCACCTTCTCTTCCATTTTCTTTTCTGCCATATCTTCTCCTTAACTTATTGAAATAAAATAAGGGGAGGGAAGATTACCTTTCCTCCCCTTTTATCATTAGCCCTGTAGAATTGCAGGGATTAGTGACATAGTTCTTGTTGGGTCAAGAACACAGATACCAAGAGTAGCCATTCTGTGAATTATAGCAGAATCCTCATCAAATGACATATAAGGATTACCCTTTTGACCTGTGAATGGGTTTCTTAGACCCCATTGATAACCTCTATACTCATTGTCACCCTTAATCTTACACTTAAAGATATTAGGTTGGTCCATCGTACCAATGTACATAATATCATATCTGTAAGAGAATGCAACACCTCCATTTGGATGGAGTATCTTATTTCTTACTGGGTCATCATAGAATGGGTCTACATCAATCTTAACCCTAACACCATTAGGAGCCTTGTACTCAACAAATTGGAAACCAGCACTCAATGAGTTTTGGTGCAACTTAGATTGAGTCTTTTGAATAACACCAATAGAGCTGTTGTCAAGAACAAACTGTGTCCAACCTGATACTGTCTTTAGTACTTCCTTATGGAATTGGATAGCACCTCTTTCACCAGTCTTAATCAAGAAGTATCTGTCTCCAAAGTCTAACTTAGAAGCAGAAAGCTCATATAGAGCATCTTCAAGAAGCTTCAAGCTAAATGTGTTGTAATACATAGTATTAGCAACTTCCATTTGCTCAAATAGACCAGCACCTGTCTTAATAACATTGCCAGACTTACCAAAGTTCATGTACTCACCATTGGCATTTCTGTTACTTCTACCAAATGCAAGTGCATTGTTCTTGTACTCAGAGAATTGCTGCTCTACTTCCCAGTCTACATTGTGCATCCACATTGTAGCAACTGACTTAGTATATCTACCCTCAGTTTCCTTAACAATAGGAATACCTACAGCCAGCTTCTTATTCAACATAGAGCCTGGAACCTTGTGTTGGATTCTTACTACAGACCATTCATTTCTCATAGAAACAGGGCTTGTAAATCTTACATCACCAACCTTTCTTGAAAGTTCCTTCTCAACAAATGCAGCCTCAACTGAGAATCTCTCACCTGCAAGCAATCTTTCAGCAGGAACACCTGCTGTATTACCACCAGCAAGCTCTACCTTATACACTGCATTAGTACCCTCCATTCTTGGGTCTCCAAGTATTCTGAACTGATAGATTTCATTCAGATTACCTACAATGTACTCACCATCAGCAAACCAATCCTCAGGGAATACTAAATAGAAAGGAGCAGTGCCTACTCCAACCATACCACTGGCATCTGTAACAACAGTACCATTTTCATCTCTTGCCTCTACAAGAGGAATGTTTCTCCTTGAAGAACCAATAACATCCCAGTAGTACTCATTATCATCCTCAAACTCTTTTGTTGGGAATTGATTTAGGAATGTGTCAAGTGTCTTTCCTCTGTAATAAGCCAACAGTTGCACCATTAGGTTTGTAGCCTTCTGTGGAGCTAACTGAAAGATAGAACCAAGGTGGTTTTCCTTAGTAAGACCCTTCCAGTGTTGGAAGCCTACCATTTGAAACTTACCTAATTTTCCAGCCATCGTAAATAAATTTATAAATTAATAATTAGCTCAATTACTATAGTCTTAGACATCTAGGTTCCATCCCTTTCCTATGAAAGATTCAGGGTCCTCATCAACTCCACTCACAAACTTTAGATTACCATCTGAGGTTCTTGCTGTATTGTTGAGAGTATGTTCCAGCTCTCTAAGACCTTTCTTTACTTCTTTCTTTACTTTACCTTTCACCAAACCATCAAGGTTCTTAAAGCCATCAGTTAGTGTGAAAAGTAACCCAATGTTCTTTAGGAAGTCTGTCCTGTTCTCCATCTCATACTTTTGGATAGCAGTAAAGTACTCTCCTGTCTCTGGGTCTTTATACACAGGCTTAGCTATATTATCATAAATCTTCTGTCTTGTAGATTTATCCACTGATAAATCCCCAAATACATCCTTGTCATTAAGGATTGAGGATTTAAGCTTTTCAGCCTGGTCCTTTCTTTCTCTCTCTTCCTCTTCTGCTTCTGACTTAGCATCATTAACAAGCTCATCATACTTATCTCTGAAGAAGTCAATATTACTTTTCAAAGCCTCTTTTGCATCATCAATATCAGTACCAGCATTGAAAGACTTCTGTACTTCTCTTGTAGCTCTTTCCTTACTATAACCTCTATTGATAAAGTCTTGATAAATTAGGTCTTTTCTAAGTTTCTCTCCCTTATCACCTTCATCAGAGATATTCTCCTCCTTAATAGAATCAAGGAAGTTTATAGTATTCTCATACTTTTTAATCTCTGTAGGTTCAACTCCAGCATTCAAGGCTTCATCAATTCTTTTCTGTCTTTCATCAAGACCTGCCTTTATCTGTTGGTCAATCAAATCTCTAAAGTCTTCAGGGTCTTTAACCTTAGATAAGCCCTCATCATCAAGGTCTGGGAAGATACCTTCCTCTTTCAAGGCTTTGGCAATGGAAGAGTAGAAGTTTTTGGGAGAAGTGCCATCCCCTTTAGGAGTGGTATCTTCCTTTTCCTCTGTATTTTCTTTTCCACTACCTACGCTCTCTGGTGTATCAGTAAACAAGTTATCTACATCAACAACCTCAGTAGTTTCTTCTTTATCCTTACTTGGCTCCTCCTCTTTCTTGGGAGGTTCCTCATTTACAGGTGGGGTACCCTGTGTCTCATCATCTTCTACAAACAGATTCTCAATCTCCTCTGCTCCTAAGATGTTATCTAAGCTAAGTTCTTCTTCCATACTCTTCTACCTTTTTGTTCTTAAAACAGTGCAAAGGTACGTAAAGTTTTGCATATCTACAACATGGTAAATAAATTGTTTTTACTTGTATAAGTAAAATACTTGCAATATAGGCAAAAAGAAAGGGTAAGATTACCTCTTACCCTTATCTTATTAGTATTCTCCAAGATATTCTACTACTTTGTTTTCAGCTTTGCAATCTGCATCCTTAAACCAGAATACAATAGCAGATTCAACTATTTTCTGTTCTATACCATCACCAAACCAGTTCTTAAACAGTTCTGCATAGTCATGGTACTGAGAGTTGATTGCAACATATACATCAGCAACTGTAGCAGATGACATCTCTTCTACCATAACCATAGCCATAGTAGCCATCAGTAGGAACTTCCTTTACCTTTTCTACTTGCTTCTCAATTATTTCCATAGTAGCAATTTTTGAAATTAGTTATTGTTTTATCTCTCTTATTGTAAGCTTACAGGGAACAAAGTTAAACAAAAAGAGGGATAATACCTAACAGTACTATCCCTCTTTATAACTTGCTAATTATCAGTCAATTAAATTAGCATTGTGTTACTAAACCAATACCCAAATAAAATTATCAAAGATTCTACTATTACTATTATACAATATAGAGTCTAATCTGCCTCTTTTATATCCATTTTTCTCACAGGCTTCCCTCACCCCATTGTATCTACCTACTTCTATTCCTTCCAAGGTTAATTTTAAGACAACCCTAAAGTTAGAAACTTTCCCCTTTTCATTTCTTCTGTCTATTCCCTTATTGCTATAAGAAGTATTGTAACTGTAATCACACCATTCAAGGTTAGATGCTACAAAATTATTCTTATCCTCATCTTTATGATTTACTATGGGATAATTGTTAGGATTAGGGATAAAAGCCTCAGCTACTAACCTATGGACAAATTTCATCACTAACTTTCCATTGACTTGCAGTCCTATTCTTGGATAGCCTCCATTTGAGTATGTAGGTCTCTTTATAAAACTTCTTCTATGCACAGTTCTACCATCAGAGTATTTTATAATTCTATCCTTGCTTTTTACTCTACCTAAGTTACTAACTTGATACAATCCCTCATACCCTACCACTAACAGGTATTCCTATATACAAATCTATTATATTTAGTATCCAAGTTATAGTAGTATAATGTATAAACATCCTGTGATATTCACAAAACTTAAATACATAAGATGTAATATACAAGAATAGTAATGTTATAAAAGATACACTACCAATATAACTTAGTATTACTGTGTTAATATCAAAATAAGATAGAGTTGTATTTAGTAAACTAAGTAATGCGTAAATCATAGGTATTACTTTTACTCAATATAACTCTATCTTGTACAATAATTTATTCATTACTTTTTCATTTTGCCACCACAAGCATATCTTCTCTTAGTCTTAGTGACACCAGCTTTAGCTGTCATGGGCTTTGCTCTACCTGTTCTTCTTGCCATAATTATTTCCCTTTCTTACCTTTACCTTTTCCTTTACAACCACATTTCTTTGCCATAATCATAAAATTTTAATGGTTATTTTTTCACCTTTATCATGCTTGTCTTTAAGGAGTTTGTATAACTCTTTGAAGGTTTCTCTGCTGTTTATTACTTGACCCTTAACTTTATTGACACCTACTAATAGGCATCCTGCTGAGTCTTTGTCAGTATTACCAGCATGAATAAGTATGCCTTCAAATCCCTTTACATTAAGTAGTCTTGGTACTTTACCATTACATACTTGCTTGTAGAAACTATTAGTGCAGTACTTAGGAGAAATTACATCCAAAGTAATCTCATAAGTACCTCTTGGTATAGCTGTAATTGAGGGCTTCTTCAACTCCCTAATCTTAGCTATACTCATAGAGCTATCAAGATTTCTATCTTTGTCCTCAAGCACATTACAGAACCACTTCCCATCAATAGTAAGATTACTTATTGTGTAGTTCTGCTTCTTCCATTTTCTGTCCACTACTAATTCCATGCTCATTAAAAAGATTTAAGTCTCTCTTTCTCAGTTGGCAGGTAAGGTCAGTACATATGGAACTCATAAGGTTAAACATTTGTTTCCTAAGTTCCTTCACTTCCTGCTCCAATTCTGTATTTCTTTTTAGCACCTCTTCCAATCTCTCTCTATTATCAGTAGAGAGCTTCTCATAAAAGTCCAATGATTCTTTCATGTTACTTATGAGGTTACTATCAACTTCACTATCATACTTCTTTCTTGCAAAGAACCATGATGTCCAGCCACTGACTATTGTGGTAATAAGCCCTATACCTCCAGTGATTAATATTCCTAAGTCAATCATAATTATTCTACAATTTCAATGAATCTTTGTTGTTTATTTTCAATGTATGGATTCTTTTCTATCACATTTACTTCTAAAATGGTGTGCTTCTTTTGAAATAGCCTGAGTAACCAACATTTCTTTGGAGGATTAATAGTCTCTTTCTTATAATCCACCATTATATACTTCTCACTGACAAACTTAGGGTCTGTAGTGATTGTACTTGGATATTTAAGCCCAAGCTTCATTTGATACCACTTGTCTCCTACAAGTGTATCTATGTCTAATGTAGGTTCTCTGAACAGAGTATCTCTAAATACTATTGTATCTTTCTTTGTAGCCTCAGATAAAAGGTATTGCATCTGCTTCAAATCCTTATCCTTTATCTTTAACTCCTTTCTGACATCATTCATCTTTTGTAAGATAGAGTCATTATAGTAGTTAAGCTGCTCTACAGTAAACTTAAATACTCTATTCTCTTCTTTTAGTGAAGAGTTCTCAGCTATGAATGCCTTTTGATTAGACATTGATATTGATATTTCCTCTTTAAGGTCTTGATTTCTGTTGTACAATATGTATGTACTTACAGCAAGTAAGCTCATCAAAATGACTATTCCAATCCTTATATATCTCTTTACCATAAGCATATACTTTAACAGGGTGCAAATATAGATAAAATTCTTCAATTCTACAATAGTATAAATAAAATTGTTATTATTTAGTGAGGAAACTAGTCTCTCAGAAGGTGGTTAGTAGCAATCTATGGAATTTATTAGGAGCAACAGGATTTTCATTAAAGAACTAGCAAATATCAAATCTGTTTGATAAGGATTCTCCTACTCAATTCACAAAATTACATTCAAGTAGATATATAATAAAAAAAAAAGAGCTGACTAATAATCAGCTCTTTTTTTTTACTAATTATTATAATTAAGCCAAGAAACATTATTACCACAAGACTTTTCTGATAATGAGAATTTATGCTTGAACTCCTTTGCTCCAAGTTCATCAGGGTAGCCCTTATATTCTATATAGACAGCATCATCAGTATTATCAGATGTACATATAAATGTACAATTTATGAAAGTCCACTCACAATAATCAGTATTATCTCCAATCCAGTCTTGTAATCTCATACAATACTTTTTATCACTTATAAATGTACATCCAATAAATATTACTTTAGATTTATCATCTAATGAAGGAATATTTCCATCTACAGTAGTATTGTGAGAATACCAGCAAACTCCAGATAATTCACTTCCACTGTCAGTAGTTTTTTCAAAGACACAATTTCTAAACTCCATAGTATAACCATTTCTTGTTCCCATACCACAACAGGAACCTGAATTGGAGATAAAATGGCAATTATCCACCCTAAGAGTCTTTCCCTTAGCATTATCACTATCACTATGGACACAATAGGCTGTATGGTCTGTGAATCCACCATCTTCTATTACTGTAATATTAGATATTCCACCACCTGCAATCTCAATAGGTGGAGTATCATAATTACCTGAACTATCTTTCAATATTGATACAGAACTTCCATATCCATATATGTTGAAATCTTGGAAATTTTCAAATCTTTTAGTTGATATACCTGCTGGAATTAGACCATCTAAAGATATATCCTCAATTATCTGTCTTGTTTGTTCTTCATAAGGAGAAGGCAGCAATACCTCAATAGTGTAAGGGATTACAATATCTTTACTAACATTTGATTTGAAATAGCATCCTATTGAAAGATAACTACTATCAAGGCTATCAAATTTAAAACTATTTTCTACTCTTGTTGTTATTTCTGTACCCTTATCATTCCTTATTTGTGTACCAAGATAGGATATATCTAATGGGAAATTAGATTTATCAATAGTTACTCTTATTTTTCCTTTAGCATAGAAATTATGATAGATATAATCAACGTGGTTACTTGTTCCATTTGAGACAGTAAGAGATTTTTTTATAGATAAGAAAGGAAATTTAAGTTCATCTACATTATCCTCAATTATCTGTCTTGTGTAAGTTAATATATCAATAGTGAATGGTATATCTATGCTTCTTGACAGTTGTGATTTGAAATAAAAAGCAACATTAATATTAGTTGTATTAAAACTATCTATCTTAAATGTACTTTGTACATTTGTTGTTATTTCTGTATTATTGTCATCTCTTATCTGAGCACCAAGATAGGATATATCTTGAGGGAAATTGGATTTGTCTATAGTAAATCTAAGTTTATAACCAGCCATCACTGTCTGATTTATCTTTACACTAGCTGACTTTGAGCCACTTTCTATTGTTACTACACCCCTTATCTTGTCTTTTAAGGCACTATCAGTTAAAGACCTGACATTATCTATGGCATCATCATAAGTCCTGTATCTTTGCTCATATACTACTTCAATAGGTATATGAACATCACTCGGAACCTTAGAAGCAAAATAACAACCTATACTGAAGTACTTACTCTCAAAACTATCTAATGTGTGTCTTGTTACATTACCAAAAGTGGTTATTTCTAAATTATCATCATCTCTTATTTGTGTGCCAACGTAAGATATATTAGAAGGGAAATTACTATTATCTATGTTAAAATATAATTTTCCTCCACTTTCAGTATATTTCTGTATTGTTATAACAGCATTCCTTGTTCCAGAAGGAACTATGACTTCTATTGTTTCTTTGAATCTACTATCTTTTGTAGTTTTAGATACTGCATCCCTAACCACCTTCTGAGAGACTGGGGCAGTTTTTGAGTTACCCAATTCCTGAAGTACTTCACTTGAATGAAGTACTGGGTCCCATTTAGTTGCATCTGACCAATTAGATATTGAATCCCCAGTAAATTGATATGTTTTCCACCCATCTGATGATAGAAAGGTCATAGTAAATCCAAGTACTCTATCACTTGAAGGTACTTTAGCCATGGCTTGTGATAATGTCAATACCTCAGCTATATGGTCATCATTATAATTAGTAGATACATTTACCACCCCCCTTCTTGCGAGTATGTGGTCAAGTCTCTCATTATTCTCATCATAGACAGCCTTGACAGCAGTAACAGGATATACATCAGTAGTCTGTGTGCCACCTACTAATTCATTTTCTAAAATCTTCTTTATTTTTCCCATTTCTTTTCTATTATGATATTACTATATCTGGAACATCTCCTACATACTGAAATATTAACTGACCCACAGATTCTATGGTAATATCTATCAAGATAGGAGTCCAGCCACCATTATTAAAAAAAAATAGCTTGAAGTTCCCATCTGGTAATGGCTTTAACCATCCTACATTTGTATCTGTAGGCTCAGTACTACTAATCAATAAATTTCTTACTACTTTCATTTTTTTTTTTTTTTTTTTATGATTGTAATGCTCCTGAAGCTCTAAGTGCTGATAACAAAGCATTAACCTTAGCACATATTGCAGCAGCATCCTCAGTACCAGCCAAATCTGCAACTGCTGCTGCCATCAATACCCCACCTCTTACTGAGGTAGAAGCATTAGGTAATGTATAATTGTCAGCATTAGAAGCTATATTATCTAACTTAGATTTATCAGCAGCACTCATAAGACCATTAGCTGATGGAGTTGCTGCATTATAGGTAGTATTAGTATCAGTCCAAGGCACATTAACCTTCATGGTACCATCAGAATTAACCTGCACCTTATAATCTCTTCCTGATGTAGTACCAGTAGTGGCAGACTTAACTCCACCTAAAGCAGATGCTGAAGCTATAGGAAGGGTATAAGCAGAAGGAATAGTAGGCTTATTACTTAAATCATCATATGAGCCACTCGTAGCTACAGCAGCCAAGGTAGGGAAATCAGTTATATCTGACTTTGTATGGGTATGTGATGATGGAGTAAAAGACTCAGGTTTATCATCAATATCATCCCATTTTACAGTGGGAGCATCTTGACCTTTAATATCTTGCCATCCCTTTTCTCCATAGTATTTAAGTTTCCCACCATTAAGTCATAAGTCTTGAACACTTGGAGCTTTAATATCTTCTATAATATCTCTAAATCTTCTCATTTTTGAGTTGTTTTATTTGAAGTTTTATTTATTTGCTTTTCCTTCAACCTTGCATCAGTACTTGCCTTAGTCTTATCAAGCTCAAGCCTTTCCCTGTCAAGTTTTATTCTTTCATCAAATTCTCTTATTTGCTCCATTAGCTTGTCTTTAGCCTCTTGTGAATATTCAGGTTCTATTATACCATCATCTTCACTATTCTTGCTATAAGCTTGCATCTGTGCAATAATAATCTTTGTCTCATTATCTCTTTGGTTAAGAGCATCTTCCTGTTGCATCTTAGCCTGTTCCATCTGAGCCTTCTGTTCTATCTCTTGCTGCTTTACCTGCAACTGTTGTTGCTGTGCTTGGGCTTGTCTCTCTTGGATACTTCTTTCATCCTTTTCAACAAGTCTTTGCTTCTCAGCAAGTGAAGATGAACTGAATAGCTTCATAATAGTTGAGAATGATAGAGTCTGGTTCTGCAATGCTGCCTGAGCTAAAGTATCAAGTTTTGAGTTTAATTCTTGGACACCATTGCTACTATCCACTACAAGACCATAATCAGCTTCTGCAAATTCATCACCATCTATCTCCATAACTCTCATTGAGTTATCTGATAAGGTATATTGAAATTTCTTGCTTCTGCCTCTTAATGCTATCTTAGCTGTTTCAAGTAAGCACTCTAATGCCCTCTTCTTGACATCCTCATGTACTACAAATAGCCACTCTGTAATGTGAGAAGATTGCATCATGCTTCTCTCTACTCCACCTACTGTCTCTCTATTACTTACTTGACCTTCCCTCTGTTTGGTAATACCAGCAACTTCTGCCATTTCCATCTTGATAAACTCAAGAAGATTAATGTATTGCTGTATCTGATTACCATCAGAAGCTGTAATTACACCAGTGGAAGCATTGTTTAATGCACCTGCAAGTTTACCTGTAGCTGCACCTACATTACCCTCATTGAAGCTGTCTTCTACTGCAAGACCCATTGTCTTTGCATAGTATAACCACTTCTCTACATCCCATCCTTTAGGCTTTTTGGCAAAGTCAAGTCTAACTAATGAACCCCAGTTTCTTGCCATCAGTTTATTCAATCTATCATGTATTGCATCATACAAGTAATTGTATGGCTTCATCATGTCTACTAAACTGAATGGTCTATTGTCATTAAGGTTATAAATGGAGCCAACAATTCCAAAGTGACATCTTGAAGGGTTACTTAGTCTATTGTACTGAACTACTCTTGGTCTCATATTGACATAAATATCAGTACCAATCTTAGTTCCTTCCCATGCTTCATTGATGTAGAATACCTGTTCCTCTTCTCCAGCATCCTTATCTATTACATAAGTCTCTGGGTAGAAGTTAAATACTTCTTCACCTGTTTGAGGGTCATAACTTCTTACCTTCTTAATCTTTCTCCTTGACTTCCAATATACCCTAAGTACTCTCAAGTTTCCTGCAACATCATAAGGAAGAAGTGAGTTATTAACTCCATCATATCCTCCTAATGGGTCCCAAAAGAATCCCTCTGTACTTATTTCATCTCCTATCATGTTGTTATTGACAAAGCCATATCTTTCATCTATGTTATCCATAGAGTCTGTAGCAGCTTGACCTACATGGTCAGGCATCTTCTCTATGTACTCCATATCTTTCTTTGTCAATACATCATAATAGGTATCAATGACTTTGCCTGGACTCCAATAATCTTCAAGGATTATCATATCTGCATCCTCAATCTTATTGCTATATCCTGACTTAAAGATTCTTACCTTGAGTGGATTTAATCTCTCAATAGTAGGCTCTCCTCCTACAATATCACATTGATAAATCTCTTCACCAACTGCCATTGCATCCATGAAGCCTTGGTTGAACATTAGAGGGATATTTAATTCCTTTACATAATGGTTTAATAGGGCATTTGCCCTTATTTCCCTCATATCCTGCCACTCATAGCTGTAATAGTCATTTATCTTTTCAAGCTCCTGATTAGCCTCTTCCTCTGACTGAGAAGTATTAGATACCCACTCTTGTAGCTTCTGTAGTAATTCTTGCTTCTTGTTATTCTCTATCTCTGTAATAGCATTAGGATTAGTAACTACTACTTTGAAGTCAAAGACTCTCTTACTTTCCTCACCTCTAAGCACATTCAACTTACTATTCATAATAGGATAGTGTTGAATCCTATCAGGTATGAAACCTGCCTGTAGCTTTTCAGGATTCAGTATCATCTCAAGGTCACTCATGTGGAGTTTACCATTGAGCAAGTCATAGTTAATTTTCTTATGTATTACAGATTTTCTAACTAAGCTATAATTGAAGAAGGTCTTACTGTCTGCCCAATCCAAGTGCTTCTTCCTCCAAGCTTTATTTTTCTTACTGAAGGGAAGTTGCTGTGGAGGCAAGTTTATCATTTCATATCCCATATACTTCAATTTAATTACTGTGCAAAGGTAAGTAAAATCCTTGACCTATGCAAGTATATAAGTAATTTATTAACCATTAGCCTTCATTTTTACTAAATTTACTGCCTGAACCTAAAGTCATAGTTTCTCTTGAAGAATAGGTCATTACCATCATAATTATTATTGGCTCTCTCCTGCTTCTCCTTACTAACATCTCCTTGGTATCTTATCATCCTATCCTCTCTTAAAAGCATTAACATACCCATAGCAGATATTCTATCGAAGTTACCTTCAGAGTTGTAATTAATAAGCTCTTTTAGCAGTGCCCTGTTCCTTACAGTAAATAACCTTGGAACCTTTACCTCTTTCTCTTCTCCATCAATAGTCTGCATAATAGGAACTGGAGCCAATAGCCAGCTTCTCAATCTACTCCTTGCATAAGCATTAATGGCAGGAGAGGCATTAGTACCTTTTGACTTGTTACCATAGCCATCCTTCATCATCTGCTTTTCCTTTAAGAAATCAAGAACATCTGTAAGAAGATAAAGACTATTTCTTGTCGAGAAGTGAGAGAATAAGCCTTTCTTATTATACTCATAATTCAACCTACCATTGTAGAATAGACAAAGTTTTCTACAAATCTCATAGTAATCATCAGCAAAAGATGGTCTTCCAGTATATTCAGACACTATCCTATCTGTCCATAGGTCTAATACAAATATAGAACCTAAAGACATAGTATTTGACTCATCATCATCATAAGGGTCAGCACCTAATATATACCTGTCATTATATGGCTTACCTGTATTCTTATCAATCTCAGGCATTTGGTATATCTCAATAGCACCTTCTATCTTATTATCCTTATGAGGAAAGTCCCTAATAGGCATGGCAGAGGTAGGTTTGTACTCCACTTGACCATCTTTACTGAACACCAAGTCACCTACATATACATCATCATACTCTGTAGGGTTAGCATCTAATTGACCTACTCTTTCAGTCAAGTCAGCTACAGGGAACATATTTACACCTGTCTTAACAATAGCCTCAGCAGGAGTAATAGGAACCTCAGCAATGGTCTTAATGATAGTATTAGGGTCAGTAGAATTGTACTTTACTCTGTACCTATTCATAAGAATCTCAATAAGAGCCTTAATCACATCAGATACACCATTCTCATTATAGCATCCCTTTCTATTTACATAGCCAGGGAAGAAGAATACAAAGTAAGGTTTACCTTGGTTATACTTATCAAATACATTAGGTAAGGCATACATATTATAACCTTTTGGGTTATACATAATTTCTTGAGCACCAGCAAAATCTGACTCATTATCACCAGCAGTACCTAACATATAGATTTGACCAAAGACAATATCACCTTCTTGTACTGAAGGCAACAATACATTATACAAGTCTACAAGTCTTGGGAATGTACCAAACTCCTCAATAAGAATCTTAGCAGCTCTCTTACCTCTCAACTTAGACTCATCATCCTTAGATGATACTCCAAGTACTGTATTTTGAGTACCTCTTTCAATATCAAGGTCTACATCCTTATATCCCATTATCCAAGTCATTTCCTGCAAAGAGTTCTTTAATCTCTTTCTTGGAAACTGGGTATTGGTTGCACAGAAATTAGCCATATCCACAAACTTATTAAGAACACCATCCTTAGTAAGGTACTCCTTCTGATAGGCAGTTACTATACCCTTTACCTTTTCATGTGCTTCTTCATTTTCACCTACTACAAAGATGTGGTTAAGTATGGATGCAAGACTATATGACTTACCTTTACCTCTGGAAGCAAGCTCAGCCATGTGCTGACCTCCCTCAAAGTTATTGTACAAGCCACCATTTGATGCTTGGTCTAAGCAATGAAATCTCCAATAGATTCCTTCCCAACATTCAGGAAGTGCTTCTATTCTATCAGCTCTTTTAGACTTTCTCTTTTTACCATTCTTATCTTTATACTCTCTAATCTTAGAGAGCATCATAGGAGAATAGTTAAGGAACCAATACATATAGCCTGTAACCCATTCTCCATCACTTTCCCTCACATAACCATCCCAGATTCTTCTCCTTTCCTCTCTTACCCATTTACCATACTCACTATTAGGATTGGCATTAGGTCTAAGGTTAGTAAATGTACCATACTTCTCATAATGTATAGCAGATGGTCTGAAATAGTCCATATCCTCCAATATATGAGGATTAGCCAAGTCCACAATGATTCTACCTCTATCATCTCTTGGTCTATCCTTGGCATGTTCTCTTGTAGGACTTATCAATCTCTTGACAAACTCTACATTATTTATAATATCAAATAACTGGTCCTGAACCTCCTGAGGAAGGCTATTGACCAATTCCTCAGTCAGCTCAGTCTGATATTCATTCATTGGTATCTTCTGAAACTCCATTATATTCTCCCTTTATAACTGCTTCATAAAAATAAGAGCCTATCCAATTGAATATTGATGTACTCAACATAATATCCATCTTCCCCAATATACTCTCTTCTTGACCACCAGGAACCCTGGCAATATGTTGTATCTTCATTACTTCATAGGACTTACCTCTCTTAGTAAACCAAAGAGTGTACTTATAAATCTTATAGACCTTAAATGAGGAATGAGGTATTATTTCCCTCTGTAATACAATATGTCCTACATTCTCAATTCCCCTTTCACCTCTCCTTATCTCAATATGCTTATTGAGACCTTCTATTATATCTTCTGCTTTCATAATTATAGTGCTAAGTCATCCTCAAATATAGTCTTTTCTCCTTGTCCTCTCATTCTGCCTGACTCTCTCATTTCAGAGTTAAGTGCCTTTTCAGCCTCATTGAGGTCTTTCACAAGAGAAGGTATTTGCTTAATGAGGGCACCTGCTTCTTTCAAGTCCTTAATTTCAAGTTCATCAAACTCTTGGGCTTTCAGTCTTTTTCTATATTTATCAACCATAAACCTCGTATCTTCAAGGAGTAAAGCTGAGATTGGCTTAAAGGACTTATAAAATTCCATTGCCTCTGTTACTATTCTGTCTGGTTCCCATTTAGGAGGTAATCCCTCTCCCTCTTTAATAGCTTCCATTCTTTCCTTGTCATCTACAAGGTACTGATAGTCACTTCTTGGGTCGCAGAAAAAATAAATAAACCCAAGTTCCATAATAGCCTTATCCTTATTAACAGTCTTATCTCTTTGCCATATTTGTCTGAAAGGTTTAAGAGCAAAGGCTTCCTCAGATATTACTACTTTGTAACCTTCATATTTGAACAATTTTATCATAATCTAAGAAAAAAAAAGAGTGTATCAAGATTAGTTTTCCTGATACACTCTTTTGAATTATACAATTAGCCTCTTCTTCTCTGGTTGAATGATTGGTGAAGGAGTTGGGTCAGGAACTTCCTCATACTCTTCAATAATGAAGTCAATATCCCTATCCTGTAGTAATAGGCACTGCTTTCCATCCATCTCAACAACATCAAAGTTATAAGTTATGATAGGATTATCAGTGATTACTCCATCCTTTAGAGAACCTTCTTTGTGCTTCTTTACACCAAATCTTGTAGGATTAACCCATACCAAGTCACCAACTTTAATGTCTCTAACAGAGCTACCCACTGCAAGTACCCTCTGATATTCCTTCAAGCTGCCTTCTCTCTTAGTCACATCAATAAGACCAGCTCCTACCATCATATCATGCTCATACTTATCCATTGTAGTGATAAGTGCAGTGAACATTGGCTTTATCTTCTTAACCTTCAACATACTCAATGACTTTTATACCATATTCTACAGCACAAGAGTGCTCAATCTTACAACCTCTATATTTGTCCCAGTCTTTAACAAAATATGCAGCATCTGCCACAGATAATAGCTCAATTGATTTACCTAAGAACCATAGAGGTCTTGCATCTACTGGTGCATCTTTGAAGAAGCTATCAATCACTTCCACATCATCATTGAGTACTGCCTTAGCCTCTTCCACTGCTTTGGCTCTTTCTGCTTCTATTTCTTCATTTGTCTTGCCCTTCATGGGCTGACTAATAAACAATTTCTTCATTTCTTCTCCCTTATCTGTTTTATAAACTTGAGTCTCTTTTTCATACCTAACATCCTATCATAAGTGCAAGTCAATTTACCCAGTGATGGAATGTTGAAATTTGTTCTTAACTTAGCAAAATCCTCTTCATTAAGATTCTCCTTTAATGGCAAGGACTGTATGGATTGGTTAATGAATAACCAAAATGCCTTATATGTTTTATCTACCACTTCTTTAGGTAAATTCAACTCTTCAGAAACCTTACCAATTATATCAGGATAATTCATTTCAATTCAAAAAGTAACAATAGTTGGAAAGTGCCAGTCTCCTCATCAATGTTAGGAATAAACCTTGGATTAATCTTGCCATCAATGATAACCTTATTCTTCCTTAGCTTTCCCATAATTACTTGAAAGTGTGGGAGAGTAATATTACACTCTTCCCTTACTTTCTTCTTTGTATCTTCACTCATTGTAACCTTATCAAGTATCTCATTGTCCTTGATAACTTTACTGAGTTCATATCTCTGCTTAACAAAGGATGTAATTACATCAATCTCTCTATCAGTTAGCTTATGAAAAGGCTCTAAAAATTCAAACCAATATCTAAAGAATTTACCATTTAATGAAGTGGGGATTCTAACTATATTGTTAGCCTTCTTCATCTTGTAATTTACTCTTCAGTTTTAATATCTGGTGTCTCCTCTTCCTTGTTATCTTCCTCAGTCTCTTCAGGAACTGTCATAATTTCCTCAATCTCAGCAATACACTTTTCAAGGAAGTCCTGCTTGAACATATGTCCATTCTCTACTACCTTAAACAAGTAGTCAAGTCTCTTGAACATATTACCCATATTAGCAGCCTGTAACTTCATATACAACTGCTTAGCCTGCTCACTAAGCTGATGAGCTATGTTCTCTAACTGCTCATAAGACATCTTCTCAGGTCTCTCTGTTTCCTTTGTTGTTGGCTGCATCTCTACAGCCTTTCCCTTTTGCTCTTCCATTTTACTTTATAATTAAATTGTTAATACTCTTCAAGGTATCTGTGTCCATATCTATTTTTGTAGAGGGTCTCCCATTCCTCTATTGAACATTCTCCTATATCAGTGGAGCCACACTCATCACAGTAATCTGAATCCTCCATTCCTGGAATGTTCCTAATATTCAATGATAGACAATGCTTGCAGTATAATACTGGCACTTCATTGTAATCATTAGGCTGATTTTCTGTGTTTAAGTTGCTCATAAATCATCTTCTTTCTGTCATTCAGACTCTTATTACCATGCTTAGCATTGTTAAAAGGTCTCTTAGGATAAATAAATCCATCAAGAGATATATGACTTCTTCTGATTGCTCTCCCTACAGATTTAAACCTGCTTACTGCTTCATAGGTTCTCAGGTGAAGAATACCTCTTTCATAGAAATCTCCTACAATATCTACTCTATTCTTCTTCATGTAATCCTTGAACTCCTCTTCACTCATCAAGGGTCTTTCTATTGTCTTCTGCTCTTCCATTTCCATAATGTTTTTATCTAAAGTAAATTAATACAAACTGACCATTTTCTTTAAGTAGAGAAACTATATCCCCTCTCTTAATTCCTTCCTCATTGGCTGACCTTACAATACCTCTGATTGTAGTATCAGTTAATGCAGTCATAACTTGATGAACCTCTGAACCATTGGTCTTTTTGGTTCTTGTCATCCTTGCCTTTTCTATCTCTTCCATATTATCTAAATTAGTTGCGGGGGAGAGACTCGAACTCTCAACCTCAAGGTTATGAGCCTTGTTAGCTACCATTGCTATCACCCCACGATGTATATTTGAGCAGATAGTGGGAATCGAACCCACACATTAACATTGGAAGTGTTACATACTAACCTTTATACTATACCTGCATTTGAGTAGATAATCAGACTTGAACTGACCCCTTGACATTGGCAATGTCATGTGCTAACCACTAACACCATACCTACATTATAGAGCCTCCTGAAGGATTTGAACCCTCTCTTCCTGTTTACAAGACAGGCTTGCTAAACCATTAACACTAAGGAGGCAAATGGTACTCCCACTGGGAGTTGAACCCAGACAACCATTACTGGTCAAGGGATTTTAAGTCCCTCGTGTCTACCAATTCCACCATGAGAGCATCTCTTGTCAATAAGGTCTTATATCACATAAGTGGAATAAGTAGTCATACTTATTGATATTCTGAATAAAGGTCTCACATTCAGATGTTATACCTTTATATATGGTCTCTTGAGGAATCTTATCATAGAATGCAATAGTAGCAGACTTAACTTCACTTATAAAGTCAAAAGCATTCAGTGCATCACTTGGAGTTCCTTTAATTACATTAGGTTGCATCTTGCCAAGTATTCCCATATACCCTTCTGCAAGCCCATCCTGATAATCTGACAATATATCAAGAAACTCATCAAGATATACATGGATATTCTTCTTAGGTGCTGCCCAATGCAGATTCTTACACTTAGTCTTCCAACCTTCAAGCTGGTTTAAGAAGTTGATAAAGAACTGAGAACCAGATACTTCTGTACTTCTGCTTGATTCCATTGGAGTAAATAGGCTATCTTCTTCAAACATATTCTCTTATTTTGATGGTGCAAAGTTAAGCAAAATATTTCAATTAACCAAATATTTTCACAATTATTTTCAAATTATTTTTAGTACCCTCTAAGAGACTCGAACTCTTACACTACTATTACTTCATGTCTGCTTCTAAGGCAGATGTGTCTACCAAATTCCACCAAGAGGGCATTAGTACTCCTGAAGAGAGTCGAACTCTTAATCTTTATTTCAAGCCCCGACTTTTGAGGTCAGTGTGTATTCCAATTCCACCACAGGAGTATATAGTAGGCACTCAAAGAATCGAACTTTGTTCTAAGGATTTTCAGTCCTCCGCAATGTAACCATACCTGCCCAGTACCCATAATGACTTATTTGTGTCTCTACCCACATCACTTTCCATAAGTCAAGGACAAAGATTTCTATTGAAGTGGGGCAGAAAGGAATTGAACCTTAAATAGCCTGAGGCAGTGGATTTACAGTCCACACTAATTCACCACATTAAAGCTACCCCATATAATATTTATTACTCACTCCAACATCAAAGGAACTATATTCCAACTGGAATAGTTCCTGTAGGTGTCCAAGCATAAGCCTTAGCAGCTTGTCTAAAGTATGCTTTAACACCCCTCTTAATTAATGAAATAACCTTTTTCATAACAATAAAAATTTGGAGTTAATAATATGTTATGTTCCCCCATAAGGAGTCGAACCTTACTCTCAGGATTAAAAGTCCAGAGCATCCACCATCAATGCTTTGGGGGAATACTTGCCAAGGTTGAGGTTGTGCTCCCACAAGGACTTGAACCTTGAGTCCCCTGTTTAAGAGACAGGTGCTTTAACCAATTCAGCTATAGGAGCATTATTTCTTTTCATACTTTTCAGACCATGCTTTAGTAATACCTGCTGATGCAAATACTCCAGCAACAGCACCTATATAAGCAGCAAGACCATTAAGGTCTGTCTGTATAGTATGGTTATAACACACTTCTATTATAAGAAGTACAGCAGGAACTAATAGTAGGATTAAACCTATTAAGGTAACTGCCACTAAGAAGAAGTTCTTTGAAGAAACTCCTGTATTATTCTTTATAAGTTTATCTACATAACACATAGACTTGGAGGTGGGATTTGAACCCACGAATCATCAGATTTGCAGTCTGTGCCCTTAGACCACTCAGGTACTCCAAGATAGTACTGGTAATAGGACTTGAACCTATAATCTTGAGTGTATAAGACTCCTGCATTAACCATTATGCTATACCAGTGTATTGGGGTGTTAGATGGGATTTGAACCCATGCCATAAGGAGCCACAATCCTCTGCTCTACCTGACTGAGCTACTAACACAGTGCTGATGGAAAGACTCGAACTTTCAACTACTGCCTTATGAGAGCAGCCTTCTACCATTGAAGTACATCAACTATTACTCTTCTTGACCAATGTTGGGATGGTGAGAATTGAACTCACCTGTAACCAACTACTCTTTCAACTGCTTATCAGACAGAGGAGATACATCCCAATGTGCTGAGAAGGCAGGAATTAATTATAGGTATGGGGTTAAATCTAACCTACCTGAGTGTACTTTTCTATGACAATTTGCACATAGTGGAACACATTTATCAAGTTCCTCCTCCATTTTTCTTAAAGAGCCTCCTTTTACCATGTGTGCTAACACATCAACCTTATCCCTTAAATGGTGGAAATCTATACACTCAGGGGCAGACTCTCCACATACTATACAAGGGTGTGTTGCCTTATAGTTCTCATAAAACTCTTTTATTTTGGCTTCTGTTCTTTTATTTCTTTCGTAGTGAGATTGTTTATTACTATAGTAATACCTTAGTTTATACTCTCTTTGACATTCTTTACATATAGTACTTCTCTTTCCTGTTTCTTTATTTTTGAAAGGAAACTCAGCCTCATCTTTATCTTTCTTACACTTATTACATATCATAGCTGGCACTGAATGACTTGAACACTCATCTTTCAGATTTGGAGTCTGGGGTTTTACCATTAAACTAAGTACCAATTTATAGTTGCAGGTAGTGGATTTGCACCACTGATTCCTCCATCATGCGTGGAGTGAGATAACTACTTCTCTAACCTGCTAAAACATCAAATCATTGATTACTTCTCCTTATTGCACTCAGAGAACTTTCAGAAATGATGGCATCAAGTATTGCAAGCTACTTGACTAAACTCCTTGCAAAAGTTTTTGCGGGGAAGATAGGACTCGAACCTACTCTCTTCTGATTAACAGTCAGTAGCTTGTACCATATAAGCTCCATCCCCATTATGTTGCTCCTATTAGAATCGAACTAATGACCTTCTCTTTGTAAGAGAGCTGTTCTAAACCACTGAACTAAGGAGCATTGATAGGGCAGTTTCTTTAACCTCTAACTGCCCAAAAGAGGGTTCAAGCAAAAGCTCAACATTATGAAAACATGAAAACATAGTGTGGAGAATGAGGGACTTGAACCCTGAACTCCTCCTTGCAAGGGAGGTGTGTTAGCCAATTACACCACAAACCCCATTAGTATAGTAGACAGGACTCGAACCTGCATCCTCTGCATCCCAAATGCAGTGCCCCACCAATTAGGCTACTACTATATATTGCGGAGAGCATTGTACTTGAAACAAATACCTTATTAGGGTACTCACTATTTAGCAGATAGGACTGTCACCTTGATAGTTTACTCTCCATACTTTCCTTCACCAATATGTCAAAGAACACCTATTATTGTGGAGAGATGAGGTCCCGACCCCCAAGCATTTTACTGCTCCCATTGTTTTCAAGACAAGTCCCAGTCCCACTGAGTTATCTCTCCATTGCCTACCTACCTCTGTAGGATAGGACTTCAGTAGATTAAAAGTGGATTAGCAGGATGTGGGAGAATTGAACTCCAATCTCCTGATTGACAGTCAGGCACATTAACCACTATGCTACACACCCTAAGTTGTAGAGCTATTGGGAATTGAACCCAAATTTCTGCCTTGAGAGGGCAATTACCTAACCATTAGTAGATAGCTCTATATTGTATTGGGTATGGGACTTGAACCCATAATCTCCACATTGAAAGTGTGGTGACTTAACCACTTCGTCTAACCCAACATTTAGTACCCCCTGAGGGAATCGAACCCCCATTAAAGGCTTAGAAGACCCTTGCATTATCCATTATACTAAGAGGGCATTTACCTTTACTATTGTTACCCCAATAAGACTCGAACTTATGTTACAGGAGCCAAAATCCCGTGTAATAACCAACTATACTATGGGGTAATAAAAAAGGAATGTTACTCTAAACAATTGGTTAAAGTAACATTCCTAACAATGGAAATTTCCTAAAACCAACCTCTCTTTCTTAATTGCTCTGCAAAGGTAAGCAAAATATTTGAAACCACCAAACTTTTTCCCAATTATTTTTAATTCAAGCATCATTTTCTTGTCATGAAGGAGTAAAGTTAGGCTTTGGCTTTAGGTCTAATCTATATTCTTTAAGTAATTCCTACTAACTTGTTAGCCCAAGATTCAGTATAAAAACTGTAGTAGTTCCATTTAATTCCTATCTTACTACATAGATAATGCACTATGTTATGTAGTAATGATGGGATTCCTATCACTATCAAATATAGTGGACCTAATATATCAGATTGCTTACTATGACCACATTCATGTTGAATAGACTTTTGCGATGACATAGGATTCACAAAGAGGTAATCTCCTAATGACATAGCTGAAGGTAGAGTAATATTCACTATAATAGTATTACCATCTGCCTTACCTTCTCTATATGCAGCTTGGCACAATATACCCTCTATACATAGAGCAAGCATATTCTGTGGAAACTGCCATAACCATTTAATAGAATCCTTAATGTAATTACCTATCTTCTTCATTCTTGTATATAGTAATATCCCTGAAGCTTTGTTATGGCTTCATAAGAGTTATTTCTAATCTCCTTTTAACTACTAACTTCATTAGACCCGTTCTTGATTATACCCCTATAGCATGATTCCCTGTGCATTTTCTCAGATGGATATGCTCATGCAATCTAACTTATATAGTAGCAATTTTAGTAGTATTGGGGACAACCTCCTCTCTATGTAAGTGTGAGAGTACTAACCCAACTTCTGACCCATTACTTTTTAACCTCATGGGTGAAAGGTTAATCCATCATTAACCTCTACTGGGATGCAAAGGTAAGCAAAAGTTTTGATATATGCAAACATATAAATAAAAAATTTATAGGAAAAATAATTTTCTATTTTTTTTTACTGCTTCTTCCACACTTTTCCAATTAGTATAGGGGTGATTTTGACCCCCCATCTACCTTTCTAATTTTTTTTTTGAATTTTTTTTTTTGAATTTTTTTTTGGTATTTACAGGAGTGGTACTTACACCAACCACACCCTCCCCATCACTCAGCCCAAGGGGGTCCTACCCCGTAGGTCAAATTAATCATATTATTAACAATCAAACATTTTACATTATGGAAAAGAATCTTATTTTCAATGACACTCTGACAGTAGAGCAGTTCAAGGCAAAGATGAATGTATCACGCATTGATGTAAAGAAGAATCCTAAGACAGGCAGACTCTTCTTTACATTTGGGGCAAAAACAGGTGCAGTTGCTGCAAAAGGCATTCCTCAGCATCCTATGTTCTCTTTTGTAAAAGGAGACCCTACTCCTCAGAATCCTGAGGGAACATTCTGGCTTCTGCATGAGGAAGGTCAGGGAGGTGCACCTGTATTGGCAAGCTTCTAAGGGATTGCAGGCTTTATGCCTGCTTTCCTTTTTATTTCCTTTAGTCATTAATAGTATTGTCAGATAGTATAAAAGGTAGAGGTATTCTGAACTACATATAGTTAAGGCTCAATTGAGAACCTATTCATAGGTAGAGGCTAAGAGTAGTAGGAATATTAAGGCTCATGTTGAGAACCTTTATGCTATCTGATAATCCTTTAGGCATTAATAGTATTTGTGTGTAAAAGTTATATGAGTAGGCATTAGTATGCTCTTAGTATAACTCTAAGATAT